CAACAAGTGCAAATACTGCATCAACTATTGTAAAAAGAGATGCTTCTGGTAATTTCTCAGCAGGTACAATTACTGCTACTTTAACTGGTAATGCAAGTACAGCTACAAAATGGGTGACAGCTCGTAACTTATCCCTAACTGGTGATGGTACTGCTACTCTATCTTCTGTAGATGGTTCTGCAAACGTTTCTGGTGCTTTTACACTAGCAACTGTTAACTCAAATGTAGGTTCCTTTGGTGGTTCTACAGCCATTCCTGTAATTACTGTAAATGCTAAGGGTTTGGTTACTGGTGTTACAACAGCAAGTATTTCATCTAGTTTAACTATTGGTTCTACAACTATTGCATTAGGTACTACTCAAACTTCATTAGCTGGTCTAACAGAATTAACAGTAGACAATTTAAATTTTAATGGTAACACAATTAGTTCCACTAATGCAAACGGTGATATCGTTATTAGTCCTAACGGTACGGGTGCTATTGATGTATCTAGTCACAGAATTACTGGTGTAGCTACTCCTGTAAATTCAACAGATGCAGCCAATAAAGCTTATGTTGATAATGCTATTTCAGGATTAGACTGGAAAGAAGCTGCTCATTTAATGTCAGTAACTAATGTTGCATTGACAGGTTCTACAAATACACTTGTAATTGACGGACATAGTGCTTTAGATTCAGCAGATAATGGTTATCGTATTTTATTAACTGGACAAAGTGTTTCAGTTAATAATGGTATTTATGTTTATTCTGATAATGGAACCACTTATTCATTAACTCGATCTACAGATGCAGATACTTATCAGGAACTTATTGGTGCTTCCATCTATATCCTAGAAGGTGTTAATTATGGTCGCACTGGTTGGGTTCAGACTAATCATTATCTAACAGATTTTTCAAGTCAGATTTGGGCACAATTCTCTGGTGCTGGTGCTTATGTTGCTGGTAACGGTCTAACATTAACTGGTACTACTTTTGATATTGGTGCTGGTTTAGGTATCACAGTTAATGCTAATGATTTAGCTCTTGCGAGTTCTGTAGCTGGTGCTGGTTTAACATATACTTCTGGTGTTCTAGATATTGTTGGTACTGCAAATAGAATTACAGTTAACGCTGATTCAATTGATATTGCTTCTACATATGTAGGTCAATCAAGCATTACTACATTAGGTACAATTACTACAGGTACTTGGAATGCTACAACAATTGCTGTACCCAACGGTGGTACAGGCTTGACAACAGCTACTTCTCGTGGTATCATTTATGGTAATGGTACATCTGCAATGGGTGTCACAGCAGCTTCTACAATTGATGGTAGTTTCTTACGTGGTGATGCTTCTGGTAATCCTTACTGGTCCAACTCTATTGACGGTGGAACATACTAATTAATTCAGGGCGGTTTTTACCGCCCTTTTCTTTACCTTATTAGGAACATAAATGGCAAGTACAGTACAACTTAAAAAATCATCTGTAACAAATAAAGTACCATTAACAACAGATTTAGAATATGGTGAGTTAGCCCTAAATTATGCTGATGGAAAATTATATTATAAGAAATCAGATGGTACAACAATTGATTATTTCAAAGCTGGAATCGAAACAACGTGGATTGGTTCTACAAATATTACTACATTAGGTACAATTACTACAGGTACTTGGAATGGTTCAACTATCGCTGTATCTAATGGTGGTACTGGTGCTACTACTGCTGCAAACGCAAGAACCAATCTAGGACTTGCAATTGGTAGTAATGTACAAGCTTGGGATGCAGACTTGGATGCTATTGCTGCATTAGCAGGTACTTCAGGTTTCTTAAAGAAAACATCTACCAATGCTTGGTCATTGGATACTAGTACATATTTAACAGCTAATCAGTCTATTACAGTTTCAGGTGATGCAACAGGTTCAGGTACTACATCCATTGCATTAACTCTTGCTAATACTGCTGTCACAGCAGGTAGTTATACTTCAGCCAACATCACTGTAGATTCTAAGGGTAGAATTACTGCAGCAAGTAATGGTTCTGGCGGCGGTGGAGCTTCTGTTGTAATGATAGACAAGGGCACTGTAACTAGTGGTACAGTAACATTTACAGTTTCTGCAAGTGGATATCAAAGATTACAAGTAGGTGGAGCTTTGATTATTGCAACGAATGGTTGGCCTACCTCTAATACATATGGTGAACTAATGTTAGAGTTAGTTAATGGTGCTTCTGCTGTAATTACTTGGCCTTCTATCAACTGGATCAGAGGTGATGGTACAGTTACTACAACTTTTGGAAGTAACGGCGCATCATTACAAGTAGCAGGAACAGATTTTATTTCATTGTGGACAAGAAACGGTGGTACAACAATTTATGGAAAGATTATTAGATGACTTTTTCAGCTAAAATATCACAAAAGAATGCTATTCCCGGTTCAGATTTTTATACTACACTTGATGGTAGAAGTAAGAATACAGTATCTAGTGATGGAAACAATACCTTAGTTGTGGGTTCATTAGGTATTATTGACTTTAGCAATGATAATGGCTTAACTTGGTATGCATCTAAATCATACCCATCAATAGGTGCTGGTACTGTAAATAAAATTATTTATGCCAATGGGCAGTTTGTTGCTGCCACTACTGTAGGCATCTATATTTCTAAAACTGGAGATGCTTGGTACAGAACTGTTAGTACTAATTTTCATAGTATTCAATATAATGGTTCAATCTACGTAGGTGCAGCAGGCAATGGTGTATTTTCAAGCACTGATCTGATTACGTTTACTTCAAGAAAAACTACAACTCGTGGTGGAACAGCGGATATTGTTTGGACAGGTGTTGCTTTTATTGTCACATTTAGTGGTAATGGTATTGTGTTCAGAAGTACAGATGGTATTAATTGGACATTATCAAATCAGACGTTAGATACTTATACTTTTTCATATGACGGAACCTCTTGGTTAGCACATAGTTCTTATGGTTATGGTAGAACAAGTACAGATGGTATTAATTGGAATACTTGCATTGATGGTCTTACTCAATCTCAATTACCTACACAGACTATTTGGGATTCTACTAATTCACGATATGTAGCTTCACTAGGTAACTTAACTTCCTTAACTGGAAGTGGACATATGGCGACAAGTATGGATGGTAAAACTTGGACAAACAGACTCACAGATGCATCTAATGCTTATTTGGGTATTGCTAGAAATGCTAACACATTTGTAGGTGTTGGTTACACTGGTAAAATTGCATATAGTACTGATTCCGGTACAAACTGGACAAAGCTGCCTAAAAGTTTCTTATTACCTGCTAGTTCTTGGAACTGGTGTACAGGAAACAGCTCACGATTTATTGCCTCAGGGAATACGGCTACAGCTATGGTTGTAAGCAGTGACGATGGTATTTCTTGGGATATTCGAGTAACCAGTACAACTTTTGCAGGTTATACTTTAACAGGTGCTGGCTATGTTGTTTGGAATGGGACAATGTTTGTAGGTATCATATCTACATCTACTCAATCCAGAACGATTTACAGTAGTGATGGTATTACTTGGACAATGGGTGGTGCATTACCAAGTTTAGGTTCTTGGACTGCTCTAGCTTGGAATGGTTCAGTATGGGCAACTGTTAGAAGTGGTTCAAATGCAGCAGCTTATTCCACAGACGGTATTAATTGGACTTCAGCAACACTACCTGTTTCAGCAAACTGGAATCATGGTGCTGGTATTATTGGTGGAAGAATTACATGCTGTGTAGATAGTGCAATTACTACTGTATATACGACTGACGGTATTACATGGACTCAAGGCTCCATGAGTGCTTCTCGTTCTTGGCAAGGTATGGCTTCCAACGGTACTAGATTAGTGGCAACTGCTTATTCTTCTTCTGTTGCTGCAGTTTCTACAGATGGTATTACTTGGACTGAGTATGCATTACCAGTATCAACTACTTGGCAACGAGTGGCATCAACTGGTACTGCATTTTGTGTACCATCAAATAGTTCTGCAATTGTAGCTGTTTCTACAGATGGACAAACATGGGTTCAAAAAGCAATCGGCTTTACTGGCGCTGGTCCTTGTGGAGCAAGCAGTAATAGATTCTGTGTTTTAGCTTTTTCATCTTCAAGTAGTTCAGTTTCTTTTAATAATGGTAATGCGTTTGCAACACCTCCCGGTAACTTCGCATGGAATAGTGTAACTTATGGTAATAGTAAATTTCTTGCAGTAGGAAGTTCAGGTAGTACTGCTACATCGGTTGATGGTATTAATTGGTCTTATAATGTTAAAGTTCCAGTAGCTTACACTTTACCTACATCAATAAACTGGGGTCCAATAGTTTCTGATGGGACTACTACAGTTATTAGTAATGGACCGCAATTAACTAATACTACTTATTTAAGTAGTACTAATTCAGGTGATTCATGGACGCAAAGAGCATTTCCTGTAAATACACTATGGTCGCCATATTCATGTTTATATGCTAATGGTACTTGGGTTTTTGTTGCAGCTTCTGCAGGTTGGGCTAACCTTCTTACATCAAGTGTATTATACTCTTCTAACGGCACAACTTGGAATACAAGTAGTATACCATCAAATCAGGTATCTTGCTTAACCTATGGTGCTGGAAAATTTTTAGTAACAACAACCTCATCTCAATCTTATCAATCTGTAGATAACGGAGTTAATTGGACATCTTTCTTTTTAACATCTTCTGGACCATGGCAAGCAGGAGCTTATGGTGCATCAAAATTTGTTTTTGCTGTAGGTGGTCCAAATACAATTAGTAATAAAGTTGTTTATGGAGATGTTGGTAATTGGACTGAAACAACATTACCGCTTAGTAAAAATTGGATGAAAATGCTATGGACAGGTTCCATGTTTATTCTAATCGGTGGTTGGAATACTTATACTAACGAGTATTTAACATCAACTGATGGTATTAGTTGGACAGTTAGAACTTTTCCTATTTCTAGTACATGGATAAACGCAGCATTGGATTCTTCTAATAACATTTGCGTTATATCTGGAGGTGCTGTAGCTAATAATAAAACTTTAGTATCTTCTGATGGTATTAATTGGAAAGTTGGCATCTTACCTTCATCTTCTCAATGGTTTGGTCTAGCTTGGACTGGTACAAACTTTATTACCAGCGTAGGTGGAAGTGTAAGCAGCAACGTTTATGCAATGTCTCCAGATGGTATTTCTTGGAGCTTGTCCTCAAACACTGGAATTCCATCTCCAAATGCATTTAGAAAAGTTATTTATGATAATTCTAAATTTATTGCAGTTGGTGATACAGGTTCTATAGCAACTTCTACTGATGGAAATACTTGGAATAATGCCCCAGTTCATTCAAACTTAAACTTGTGGTCAGTAGCAGCATCTAATACTGCTTTGAGTACTTCTGCGGAAGTAACGCTACTGGTGAATGGTAATGGTGTTAATAATGGAACAATCTTTACTGACAGTAGTTCTAATGCATTTGTCCCTACAGTTTTTGGTAATGCTATAACAAGTACTGCTCAAAGTAAATTTGGTGGATCATCAATGTATTTTGATGGTAGCGGCGATGTTATTAGATATGTTGATGATAAAAAATTTAGATTTGCTTCTTCTGATTTCACTTTAGAATTTTGGATTTATCCTACAACTACAAGCGGATCGAGAGTTTGGGTTACTACTGCTGAACCAAGTGATGGTCAGGGTTTGTATGTAGGTGCGAATAATGCGTCATTGCAATTAGCTGTAGGAAATGGTTCATTTTTTATAAATAATAGTTTTAGTTCATTTACTGCAAATACATGGATGCATGTTGCTGTTACAAAACAAGAAAACATATATAGAGTATTTAAAGATGGTGTACTTGTATTTTCAACAGTAAATACTACAGTACTTAGTAATACTAATAATGCAATCTATATTGGTGGAAGATTGAATCCAAGGGCGTTTAACAACTATGCTCAAGGTTACATGCAAGATGTACGATTAGTAATGGGACAAGCTTTATATACCAGTAACTTTTCTGTACCAACTGCAGCTTTAACAACAACCATTCCAAATACTTCAGTTAAATATGTAGCAGGTGGAGCATCTGGTGTTACACTATATTCAAATGATGCAAACTCTTGGTATGGTGGTTTCAGTACTTTCAGTCAAATAATTTCTGACATAGAATGGACAGGTTCCAACTTTGTAGCATGTGGTACTAGTTTTCAAGCTGCTGGTGGAGGTGGAGATTTTATTGAAACTTCTTCCAATGGTATTAATTGGACTGAAAGAACGCCCGGTTTTGGTAGCTATGTTGGTATTAGTTATGGTGGTGGTAAAACTGTTATGACAGATGGTACTAGAAGTTTAGTATCATCAGATGATGGTCTATCTTGGAAACAATATACTGTACAACGACCAAATTATGCCAATGGAGGTTATTCGGTAGCGGCTGCTGTAGATAATGGAGTATACGTAAATGGAGAACATGCTTTTCATGGAAGTTCCGGTGTACTTTATTCAACAGATGGTAATATCTGGAATCAAGGTGGTTTCTTTAGTAATGTACAATCAGAAGGTCCAAGATGGACGGATGTTGTTTGGACTGGTGTAAATTTTGTTTGTGTAGCAGGTAATACATTCTCATGGGATAACGTAGCATACTCTCCAGATGCTGGATATTGGAAAGGTTCTAGACTACCCTACGCTTCTCAATGGACTACGGTAACCAGCAACGGAACTTTGTTGTTGGCTAGAGATAGCATGTTAAACCAAGTATCAATATCAAATGATCATGGTGTTACTTGGTCTAAAGCATATCCATTACCATTTTCACCAACTAACTTTATTGACAATACATTAGGTTTATTTATTGCTCTTATAAACGGTGGTTCATGTTATACATCTACTGATGGTATTAATTGGACAGCTAGAACTATGCCGGGAAGTTATAATTGGTACGATGGTTTATGGACAGGTTCAGTATTTTTAGCAATTACAAGTAATTCTACTATTGCTGCAACCAGTATTAATGGTGTTACTTGGACCAGTTTAACTTTACCGGGAGTTGTTTCAGCAGGTATCGGTGAAAATATGGCATATGGTGGTGGGCGAATTATTATTGTTGCAGGTACAACTTGTTACTACAGTGATAATAATGGAACTACTTGGGGGACTGCTACAGTACCAGCTACTCAAAATGGTTATTACGGTGTTTCATATCTTAACGGTAAATTTATTACTGTTCCTAGATATTTTACAGCAGGAACTGATCTTCCAAGATATAGTTCTGATGGTATAACTTGGTACATGGGTAATACCACAAGTACAAGTATTTCAGATTCATCCATTGCTAGTAATAGTACAGTGAGTATTATAGTGAGTGCATATACAGATTTACCTTATATTTCATATGATGGTATTAACTGGTTGCAGTATTCAGTTACTCCAAGTACACAAGAGTATGTTGGAACTACTACAACATTTGTAGGTAGCAATTCATTTATAGGACAAAAATAATGCCAATACGTAAATACGTACCAAATTTTAGTTATAATGCTATTACTAAATCTATAGATAAATATGTTGCAGTTTCAAATAATGGAGCAATTACCACAAGTAGTGATGGTCGATCATGGAATTATGTTATCAGTGGAACAACCACAGGTCTAACTTCTATTTTATATTCATCAGCAACATATATTATAGTTGGAGTTTCTGGATTAATTCGTACCAGTACCGATTTAATGACTTGGTCATCTAAGTTTTCTGGTACATCCAATCAGCTTAATCAGGTAGTGTTGGGAGGGGGTAATACCTCTACCCAACCTCTAGCTTCTACATCTTTATTGATGCGCATGAATGGAGCCAATGCAAGTACTACTTTTACAGATAGTAGTTCTAATAATTTTACAATCACTACAGTTGGTAATACAATAAATAGTACTGCTGATTTTAAATATGGCACAGCCAGTGCTTATTTTGATGGTGTTGGAGATTACTTAACAGCTCCTGATAGTAGTGCTTGGGATTTTACTGGTCAATTTTGTGTAGAGTGCTGGTTTAAATGCACAGGTAATAGTGGTGCAGCACAATCTTTAATAAGTAATTATAGATGGTCTATTGGTACTAATACTGGTTGGGGTCTTGAAGTAACACCGGGAACTGGCAAAGCTTATTTCCGTGCAAATGATGGTAGTTTGTGGAACGGTATTGCTTTCCAATTAACCGGAACAACTACTATTCAGCTAAATACATGGTATCACATAGCAGTTACTCGTGACTCATCAAATATGACTAGGCTTTTTCTTAATGGAGTTCAAGAAGCAAGTGGTACTATGTCACTTAACCCAATCAACACTCAAAATGATCCTTTAAGAATTGGGTGTAATTTTGGTGATGGTGAAGGTAAGTCTCCAGTTTTTGGTTATATTGATGACATAAGAGTAATTAAAAATGAAGCAATTTATACTTCAAATTTTACACCACCATTAAGTGAACTTACTACTTATACAACTACAACTAGTGTGAATGCAAATTTTATTACTGTTGGTAATACTGGCACTGCTCTAATATCAGCAGATACCAATACTTGGTACTCTTGTGCAACTGGAACTGCTAATGCTTTAAATGGTGTAACATATGCAAATTCTTTATATGTAGCCGTTGGTGCATCTGGTACAATAATTACATCACCAGATACAACTATATGGACTGTTAGAAGTTCTGGTACTGCTCTTAGTTTAAATAAAGTAGTTTATGGCAATGGAAGATTTGTGGCAGTTGGAGCATCAGGTGCTTGTTGTTATTCGATAGATGGTATTACTTGGACATTTAGACTTTTAGGTTCTAGTGGAATTAGTAACTATACAATGAATGATATATGTTATAATAACTATTCTTTTATTGCTTGTACATCTGGTGGTAATATTCTAGTTTCTCCAGATGGTATTGTTTGGGAATTATATCATACACCAACAATTACAGCATTAAATAGTATTATCTCAACAGGAAATACAACAATAGCAGTTGGAAGTAATTCCACAATCGTCATAACATATACATAAGGAATAAAATGTACGCATTAATAGAAAATGGACAATTTGTGAGAGAAGTAGATATCAATACTGAATTTCCAAACATGTCTTTTCCAGATAAATCTTTAATTAAAGATTCAGATTTACCTGAGAATATTGTCAAATTATACGAAGGTGTATATCCCATGAGTCCAACTATTAAGGTGGTAGGACAAGAAGTAGTTCTAATAAATGGCTTATGGACAAAAAATTGGATTACTGAACCAGTGGAAGGTCTAGCTTTAGTGGAAATCATTAATCAACAATGGGATGTTATAAGAGCTTTGAGAGACTCTATGATTTCTTCTTTTGATTGGAGAATACTACGTCACCAAAGAGAGTTGCGCTTGGGCATAACACCGACAGATAGTATTGAATCGCTTGATAAATATATGCAAGACTTAGCAGATATTACAAAACAAAGTGATCCTTTCAATATTGTATGGCCTCAAAAGCCTAATTTTTAAAATATTACAATTAATATAGGAAGATCATGTAATATTTCACTTGATTTTCCTATATACTTATGGTATAATTATGTTTAATATGTATATTAAAAGAGGATGACATGCAACCAGAGCAAAAAATTAGTAAAGCTAAGAGTTACGCTCCTACGGATGCGATGCGAAATAATGCTAGAAGAGGTTTAGCACTACGAGAGAAATGGAATCGTGGTGGCTTAGATGCTTCTCAAGCTAAATCAGAAGGTGTAGGTTCCGGTGTAGCAAGAGCAAGAGATATCATTAATGGTAATCTCAGCTTAGATACAGTCAAACGCATGTACGCTTTCTTTAGTAGACACGAAAAGAATTATGCACCTAAAAAGAAGGAAGCTGATGGTGGACCTACTGCTGGTACTATCGCTTGGTTACTTTGGGGTGGTTCTGCAGGTTTAGCTTTCGCTAGACGAATTCTAAAGCAAGAAAATATTCTAAAGAGCTACATTAAAGATATTACAGATACTGAAGTTAATTCAGAAGATATCTTATCGGGAATTAAACTACCCATTACAAAAGCAGTTGATGAAGAATTAAAACAAGCTACATTTATTGTTATGGTTCCAGAAGAAGTTGATGCACACGGTGACGTAACCAGTGAAGCTGAAGTTCGTAAAGCTTGTCATAACTTCAATAAATATAGCATGAAAGCTAATCTATTTCATTTAGTTGAAACAGATACTTTTGAGTTTTGTGAAAGCTACTGCTGCCCTAGTGATTTTGTACTAGGCGATAAGTTTGTTAAAAAAGGTACTTGGTTGGCAACTATTCAATCTTTAGATGATAATCTATGGGAATTAATCAAGTCTGGTGAAATTAATGGTTTGAGTATTGGTGCTTTAGCATCTGTCGAATCAATCGAAGAGGATGATGAATAATGGCAACACAACGAAAAGCTAAAAGAAAGCTATCCGATATTAGCTTTGAAAAAGAAGGGGCTCACGTAGCTCTTACTTCAAAGCAACAAGGTGGTCCAGCTAATACACACGATTATGCACTTGTACTAAAAGCTAATAAGTTTAGCGAAGAGTTTGTACAGAAGATGCAACAAGTTCGTGTAACCATGGAACTACCTGATTTTCTACGTAAGTTCTTTTCTATGTACGGAGAAGATGCAGAAATTCTGGCTCGTATGATGGGTTATGAAAAACCTGCACAAGCTGTAGAAGATATGCCTTCCGATTACGAAGATTACATTCAATCTAAACTAGAAGCTTTTGAGATTTTGAAATCTGCTAATAGTACAGAAACTCTTTCCGAAGTTCTGTCTGAGTTAGATGAAAACGAATATTTGGCTATGTTAAATGATCAAGCTTTGATTGAAAAAGCATTTGAAGAACTAGAAAAAGCTTATAAACCTAAAGTTGGTGACATGGTATCATGGAATTCCAGCGGTGGTCAAGCTACAGGTAAAGTTACTAAAATCGTAAGTAATGGTACTATGCAAGTTCCTGACACGGAATTTACTCTAAATGGTACTGAACAAAATCCTGCTGTAATGATTAAAATTTATAGAGATGGTAAACCTACCGACACAATGGTTGGTCACAAAGCTGGAACACTCAGCAAAGTATCCAAATCTCTAACACAAGAATCTGAACCTGCTGCTTCCGCAGACGGTACTGATACCTCAACAAACGCTGGCGTTGAGAATATTGAAGGGGTGTCTACCTCTGTTAACAAAGAAGAATTGGAGAAAACCAAGATGGAAGACGAATTGAAAGTCGAAACCGTTGAAAAAGCTCAATTTGAACTTGTACAAAAAGCTCTAGACGAGCAGAAGGTACAACTACAAAAAGCTATGGAAACAATTGCTCAATTTGAAGCTGAGAAAAAAGAAGCTATCAATAAAGCAAAAACTGAAAAAGTTAAAGCAATCGTTAAAGACGAAAGCAAGGTAGAAGCAATCGCTAAGGCTGCTCTATCACTAGAATCCGAAGATGACTTTACTGCATTCCTCGCTGCTATGCAAGCAATGATGACTACTGTAGAAACATCTGAGATGTTCGTAGAAAAAGGTGCTTCTACTCAAGAAGAAACCATTGTTCAAGAATCTGCTGTGGCAAAATTACTTAAAGCCAAGCAAGTAACTAAGTAATATAAAAGGAAAATAAAATGCCACTAATCGCAACAGAAGCAAAACGTCTTTCTAACGTTGTTAAACAAGAACTCTTCCCTGAGTCTGCCTACTGCCGTGTAGCTGTTACCTATAATGGTACTGCTGCTACTCTAGTTCCCGGTACTGTTCTCGGTAAAGTTACCGCTGATGGTAAATACAAAATTGCTGTAGAGACTGCAACCGATGGTTCAAAAGTCGCTGACGCAATCGTAATGGTTGAACAAACCGTTGCTGCTACTACTGATACCAAAGTTCTATGCATGGTACGTGGTCCAGCTATCGTATCCAAGGACGGTTTAGTTCTAGATGCTACATACAACCTAGATGCTGAAAAAGCTGCCGTATACGCTGCTCTAGAAGCCAAGGGTATTCTCTGCAACGATGCAGTTTAATATCCAACAGATTACCGAATAATAACACAAGGAAATTATAATGCAAACTCGTAGTTTTGAAAAACCATTTGAACTAGTCGATTACACAGAAGAACTACTCTTAGTTCCTAATAAGTGGGGCTTGATCAACGAACTAGGTCTATTCTCTGAAGAAGGCGTAGCTCAACACAGCGTTACCGTTGAATCCAATGAAGGCACACTCGGTCTAGTTACCGACAAAATCCGTGGTGAACGCAACAACGTAAACAAGAGCGACACTCGTGCTCTACGTTCATTCGCTATCCCTCACTTCCCACTAGATGACGGAGTTAAGCCTGAAGACGTACAAGGTAAACGTGCTTACGGTTCTGCTGATCAAGCTGAAACTGAAGCTGCTGTTATCGCTCGTAAGCTAGAGCGTATCCGTATGAACCACTCAGTAACTCTAGAAGCTGCTCGTGCTTACGCTATCACTAGCGGTGCGATCTACGCTCCTAACGGTACTGTTGCTGGTAACTTCTACACTGATTTCGGTGTAACCCGTAAGTCCATCGACTTCGTACTCGGTACTTCCACTACTGACCTAAACGCTAAGTCAGAAGAAGGTATTGCTCACATTCAAGACAACATCCTAAGCGGTGAAGTCGTTAGCAACATCGTAGTTCTTTGCTCACCAGCTTTCTTCGGTAAGCTAATCAACCACGCTACTGTTAAAGAAGCTTACAAGTACTACACAAGCACTCAAGAGCCTCTACGTAACCGTCTAGGTTCTGGTGTATATCGCCGTTTCGTACACGGTGGTGTTGAGTACATTGAATACCGTGGTTCTTACAATGGTACTGCTCTAATCCCTGCTGGCGAAGCTTACATGCTACCACAAGGTACTGCTGACATGTTCAAAACTTACTTTAGCCCTGCGAATAAATTTTCCCATGTCAACACAATTGGTGAGCAAGCCTATGTATTCACATACCGTGATCCAAAGGATAGCGAAATCCAAATTCAATCAGAAGCTAACTTCTTGAACTTGATTCGCCGCCCACAAGCTGTTATTCAGCTAACCACTTCTAACTAATCATTAGATAATTAGATTCCCGCTTCGGCGGGTTTCTAACATAAGTATTGCAATGTAACATACTCGGTGTTATATTACAGTATTTATGTTAGATATAACATAAAGGATATATTATGACAATTCATGCACTTAGAATCGAACTAGGAGATACATCTGCTGAGTTTCCTATTATGTCTGATGACGAATACAATTACTTTCTTGGTAAACACGACTGGAACATTAGTAGAGCAGCTATGGATGCCGCTAAGAGTATCATGCTCAAGCTTTCAATGCGTACTGATGAAACAGTAGATATCTTTAGTATTAAGGGTGCTTCTGCTGCTAAAAACTACATGCAAGCATTGCAGATGTATATTAAGAATCCTGATCTCAATACAATGTATGACAAGATTCAAGGTTACGCTGGTGGTATCTCTAAGTCAGATATGCAAGCCAACGATGCTAACTTAGATAATAACATTGTTAACCAACCTACAGATTTACAATTTATTGTTCGTCCTAGTACATTTGGTATTTAACTAAAGGAACGCTATGGACAGATATTTAGCGATTACTTCAAGAGCTATCAGTGAACACGGTAAGAATTGTACTTATACAATAGTTACTGAAGGTGCTTATGATATTGAAACTGGTAGCACAACTAATACTGAAACAGTACATACTGTAAGAATGTATAAAAAGCACATTAGAGCTAGTCAGTATAATTTTCCAAATATGATCGGCAGAGATTCTGCACTATTTTATTTAGCTAATAATAACTTGAGTTTTGTACCTGCACCTAAAGATAAGATTACAATTGATGCAGTTACTTACACAGTAGATTCTGTAACCGAACATACTGCTGATGGTCTTGTGATTTTATACAAGATTCTAACTGTTAAAGGTTAATCATGCAGATTACATGCGATACTTCAAAGTTAGAAGAAAGCCTAAAGAAGTTCCATGAAGAAGCTGTTCGTAAGATGGAAGGTATGGTGAGAAAGTTCTCACATATTGTAGCATGGACAGCAATTGATAATACACCTCTTGGTGATTCCATTAAATGGGAACCTTTATATTTATTACGTCAAAAGAATTTAGGTTTAGAACCAATTGAAGGTTTTGCTAAAGGTTCTTGGAGAGTTTCTACTGATGGTACTTTAGAAATGCAAACTCTATACGGTCAAGATTCTGATGAAATGGCAGCTTCACTTATACAGAGCGATTTGATGGCTTACAAGTTAGGTGAAACAGTTATGATCAGCAACTTTGGTCCTTACATATTAGAGCTTGAAAATAATTTTCAAAGGTATAATAAACAACAACCGATTATACAACCAACTGTTGATGCTGTATACAGAACATATCAGTTGAATTTGGATGACTATTATAAGGCAAGTTAATGGCAATTATAGAAATTAAAAGAGCAGCCGAAAGAAAACTAAATGCATTAACTCCTGCAGTAACTACAGCATGGGAAGGTGTTAGTTTTGATCCACCGAATGGTATTTACCAAAGAGTACAATTTACTATTCAATCTCCAGATGATCCTGTACTCGGTACTGGCTTTCATAGGGAAAGAGTAACAATGCAAGTATTCGTAGTCGGTGCTGCAAACAAAGGAACTTCCGAAGTTATAAATCGAGCCGAATTGATTCGTAATCATTTTGCAAAAGGTTTAGTATTACAAGAAGGTAACGTAAGAATACACGTATTAAGAACTCCACAAGTTGCTGGAAATACTGTTGTATCTGAGAGAATAATTTGTCCTGTGCTAATCGAATTGGTTGCAGAAGTTTATTCTTATTAATAACAAGGTTGCTGAACCTAAATCAGTACATTTGCAAATGTTGATAATTTAAATTAAGGAAATAATATGCCAATTTCAAAAGGTACAGCCAAACAGGTTGCTTACAAGAAAGAAACTACTTTTGGTACTCTAGCAGGTAATACTTCTGGAAAACTACTACGCAGAGTTACTGCCAACTTTAACCTAGCAAAAGAAGCTTATGAATCAAACGAAATTCGTGTTGATCGTCAAGTAGCTGATTTCCGTCATGGTGTTCGTTCAGCCGAAGGTACTCTAAACGGTGAACTTTCTTCAGCTTCCTATTCTGATTTCATGGGTTCTGTAGTAGGTAAAGACTTTGCTGCTGTTACTCTTGGTGCTGCTGCTCAGGTTACAGTAACTGTTGTCGGTACAACTTATACGCTAGTTCGTGCAACTGGTTCATGGTTGACAGACGGTGTTAAGGTCGGTATGGTAGTTCGTGCTTCTGGTTTGACTACTAGTGGTGATAACGGTAAAAACCTATTGGTCGCTTCTCTAACCGCTACAAACGCTGTCGTTGTCCCTTTAAACGGTTCTACAATGACTGCTCAAGGTACTGCTACAAGCGTAACCTTAACTGCTCCCGGTAAGCAAACTTTTGTTCCTGCAACTGGTCACACTGATGATTCCTACACTGTAGAAGAATTCTACTCTGATATCGCTCAGTCTGAAGTTTACACAGGTATGAAAGTTAATAGTGTTGCTGTTCAGCTACCTGCTACTGGTCTAACTACTGTTGACATTGGTTTCGCTGGTAAAGACCTAACACAAACTGGTACTACACAATACTTCACTTCACCAACTGCACAAGGTACAACTGGTATCTTCGCTGCTGTTAACGGTGTCCTACTTGTGAACGGTGCTCCTGTTGCTCTAGTAACATCTGCTGATTTTACTATCGAACGTGCCACTGAGAATGCTACTGTAGTTGGTTCCAACTCTATTGCTGATATCTTCACTGGTCGTATTCGTGTTACTGGTAATATGAGTGTTTACTTCCAAGATGCTGCTTTCCGTGATTACTTCAATGCTGAATCAACAGTATCTCTAGTTTTGACAGTTACCTCTGATACTAGTGCTACTGCTAACTTCGTTGCTTTCGCAATCCCTAAAGTTAAGCTAGGTACTTTCACTAAGGATGATGGTGAACTCGGTCTAATCTCTTCTTCAAGCTTCCAAGCTTTGTTGAACGATGTTACTACTGCCGGTCTACCAGCTACTACAATCCAAATTCAAGATTCTGCAGCTTAATAACTGCTAATATAACTTGATAGAATCCCTTCGGTCAAAAGCCGAGGGGATTTTTTTTTTATTGCTTTAATGATTTACACCTCTTGATTTATCTTAAAAATTATGTTATAATCAGTACTTCATTAACAATAATAGAAAGGAATATTATGACGTTTGATCTAACAAAACATAATTACACAGAGATTGCCGAAGCAGGTTATAAGTTTGAATTGAAACTTCCCGGTACTGGAGAAGGTACAGGAGTATTCATTACAGTTCGTGGTGATCAGTCTAAAACAGTAAAAGCCTTTGCTCGTAAGAAGTATGCTGAGTTTAAGCTACGTGAACAACAAGCTAAACGCAGAGGTAAAGAAGCCGAAGATATGACGCTAGAAGAAGCTGAAGAACTCAGTATTGAATCTGCTGTTGTACGAGTAATCGGTTGGGAAAATATTACCGAAGATGGTAAACTAGTTCTCTTTACAAAAGAAAATGCTGAACGTATTTTCAAAGACTATTCGTGGATTAAAGAAGCCGTGATGGAGGAATCAGGTCAAATCCTGAACTTTCGATCCGAGTGAAATTGAAGAAGCCATTTCTTTTGCTAAACAAGAGTTTGGTTTCGGTAGGCGTTCAAGTGATGGTTCTACATTAAGAGATCAGTTAAATTCCGTATGGAGACAAACAGGTATAAAACCGAAAGAGCTTGAAGATATTGTCGAGCTACCTGAGAGTTGTGTCCAAGTATGGAAATGGTTTATTGATTTGCATAATGCAAGAGGGTCCAATGGTTTTGGTATCAATCCAATATCTTATACAGAGATTAAATGCTACTTTGATTTGATTGATATGAAACCGGATGATTGGGAAATAACTCTAATCAAATCATTCGATAATGAAGCAATGAAAGCTTACGCAAAAGAAGCTGAAGCTGAACGCAAGAAAAGCACAAAGAAATAAATAGTAGCCTTCTAACGAGGGCTTCTATATTTACGATTTTATACAGATTGTAAATATAGAATTATATATTGGAGTAATCATGGGCTTATTTAAAATTTGTAGTAAGTGCAAGTTAGAAAAATCATTTGAAAGTTTTAGTAAGAATTCTCAAAGGAAAGATGGTTTATATCCAACTTGTAAACAATGTGTTGCTGAATATAATAAAATTAATAAAGAGAAAAGAGCAGCAACTAAGAAAGTTTATTATGAACTTAATAAAGAGAGAATTTCTCAGCGAGCTAAGGAAATTTATGTCGAAAACCGAGAAAAGGTTATTGCTCATACAAAGAAATATCGTGAACAGAATAAAGAAAAATATGCACAATATTTAAAAGATTATTATTTAAAAAATAAAGACAAATTTAAAATATATGCTGAAGCCAATAGAGATAAAATAAAAGAGAGTGGTCGTATTCGGCGTAAAAGTAACTATTTAATTATTACTAAGTACGAAGCTCTATATAGGGTAAATAATAGAAAACTCTTAGCACAAAAGGCAAGAGAGTATTATGCAACAAATACTGCTAAATGTAATAAGCGTTTAAATGATTATCGTAAAAATAATCCCGAAAAATTTCTAGCTTTAGCTAACAAACGCCGTGCCGCAAAATTAAATGCTACACCTAAGTGGTTGACTAATTCAGATTTTGCAGAAATTGAAGAATTGTATTTGTGTGCAAGAATGTTTAGATTGTACACAGGTGAAGAATATCATGTAGATCACATCGTGCCGTTACAAGGTAAGACTGTCTGTGGTTTACATGTGCTATGGAATCTACAAGTTATTCCTGCAAAAGAAAATCTAAGTAAATCGAATAAGATTTAAATGAAAGTAAAACATGGAATTAAGTACCTTAAAATTCGTAGTAGATACGAAAGAATTAGTAGACGCAGCTAAAAAGATTGATGCTCTGGCAGTATCTGTTAGTAAAGTAAATAAGCCAATTGCAACCGCTGCTCTGGAATCAGAGAAGTTAGCGCAAGCTCAAGCTAAAACAGCACTAGCTGCTGCCAAAGTAGAAGAGGCAAATACCAAAGCTGCTATTGCTGCCGAAAAACTAGCTAAGGCTCAGACTGTAGTAACTGATTCTAGCAAGACTCAAATGTCGATTCTTGAGAAGCAACAGAGTATTACAAGTTACATGTCAGAAGGTCTATCCAAAGGTATGGCTACTGTCATGTCTTATGGTAAAGCTGCTGGTCTTGCTGCTGATGATTTAAAGTTATTACTCGATACTTTACAGACACAAAAGAAATTTTCAGGTGATCCATTCGATAAGAGTTTAAGTGGAGTTACATCTTTAAAAAATGAATTAGGTATTCTTAAAGAAGTACAAAGATTATATGGCTCTGGTGTTGAATTAACCTCAAAACAAGTACGTGAGTTAGCATCAGATAAAGAACGTTTAATGGTTAAGCTTAGAGAAGAAGGTGCTTCTTTATCCACCATGAAATCCAGTTTAAGAAGTCTTAACAGTGAATACATTACTCTTGCAACGAGTATAAATAAATTCTCAGATGCAGAGACTCAGATGATAAAACAGCAAAAAGATGCTGCTAAAGCTACTGCATATCTTGCAGATGCTGATGCTAGATTAGCTGCTGCTCTAGCTGATACAAATAAAGCACTTGATAAACAAGCTACTGATGCTCTTGTAAAATACGAGAAAGCACTAAAACAATCAGGTATGTCTGCTGATGAAGCTGCTGCTAAATTATCTGTAGCTAAAAAACAATTTGAAGGTATTGCTGATAAAAAGCAAGCTGATAGATTACAGTACTTAGCTCGTGCTATTTCTGTTCAAATGGGTGACGTAGGTATTTCACTCGCTTCTGGTATGAATCCTTTGTTGGTTATGATTCAACAAGGTGATCAGATTCGTGGTGCTATTCAACAAGCTGGTGCCAGTGGTAAAGAGCTAGAGAAAGCTATGGCTGGTGCTGCAGGACAGATTGCTACATCATTCTTGCAAACTGGTAAAGCTATCGGTGGATTCTTTGTCAATGCTGTTAAATCAGCAGGTAACGCTATTTTTGGTTTACCAATAGCAGTAGGTGTTTCTGCTTTCGGTGCTTTAACTGGTAACGTTGAAACCAGTGCTGCGGCTTTTGATAGATTAAAAATTGCAGCAATAGCATTTAGTAAAGTAGGTATTGTAGCTGTGATTGCTACTCTCGCTACTCTTGCTACTGTAATGTATGAGTCTATAAAGTTTGAACGTGAATTATCAGTAAATCTAGCAACTACTGGTTCTAACATGAAAATGAATAGAACAGAAGCAATTGCATATGCACAATCTCTAGCTTCTGCTGGAAAGTCCACTTATCAATATGCTACTGTACTTAGTACAATGGCTAAAGAAGGTTATAATGCTGGAGCTAATTTCAAATTAGTTGCGGATTCTGCAATCGAAATGGAAAAGTACGCTGGTACACCAATTGCAAATACTGTAAAAGCTTTTGAAGAACTATCAACTAAGCCAGTAGAAGGAATTGAAAAACTAGCTAAGGAAATGCGTGGTGTTTCCCCTGAAGTTGTAAAATTAGTCAATGAACTTGCAAGACAAGGTAAAGTTGCTGATGCTGCATCTGTTGCTATAAAAGAGATGGCAAGAATCAACGCTGCTGCTGTTAAACAAATTGCTGCTGACGCTGGATACCTTGAAAGAATCTGGTTAGATGTTATTGACAACATCGCAAAAGGTTGGGCTAGAGTAAAAGGTTTTGTATTAGGTTGGGGCACAGAGGATACACTCAATGTTCAACTTATGCAAAAACAAAAACAATTAGCAGGTTTCAAAGAAGGTGATACTCGTCCTTTGATTGCTGCTGAGAAAACAAAAATTGAAAACGAAATCAGAGGTTTGCAAGAACAGATTGAACTTCAGACAAAAGCCAAATCTTTACGTGAAGCAAACGATGTCAAAGCTAAAGCTGAAACTGAATGGCAAGGTCTTTTGAATAAACACCTCGCAAAAGAATCAGAGATTAAAAGAGATTTAGCTGAAATTGAAAGAGTTGGTTTGAAGGCTGGTAAAGATGCTGTAGAAATTCAAAAATTAAAAAATGAATATCTAGCTAAACAACCTAAAACCGCAGTCACTGTTCAAGCAAGTAAAGATTTAAGTATAATCCAAAAAGATTATGGTGAACAATTAAAACTTGCTGAAGGTTTTGCTAGAGATGAACGGTCTATTTTAAAAGCTCGTTTTGATGCAGGTCTAATTGAACGTGCTGATTTTATTGCACAAGACACTGATTTGTTAAGTCGTTCTGAACAAAAGCAATTAGATGTTATTAATAGCTTTAGTGCCAAGTACAGAACAGCTTATGAAGATCAAGCTACTCTACTATCTCAAGCTTTTACTAAAGCTAAAGACCCTGAAAATAAAAAACAACTTCAAGAACAATTAGTTAATTTAACTAAAGATTTTGTTGAGTTTAATGCTACTGTTGAGGATACAAAAGCAAAACTAGGTTCAGCATTTAGTGCAAGAGAACAAGTTGCTTTGTTAGAATTTGAAAAAGCTGCTTTTGCTAGTACAAAAACTTTTAAAGAATATGTCAAATCTCAAGAAGATGCTGCTGAAAATAAAAGAGTTGATCTTGAGCTTCAGGATAGACTAACGAATGCTTATGGTGCAGAAGCTGCAAGTATTAAAGCTGTTGCTGATGAAACTAAGAGACAGACTGCTGAAGTTTCCAAGTTCACTAAAGCACAAGAAGAAGCTTACAAGCAATATTTGATTGTACTAAACAATCCAAATTCTTCTTTAGCTGAGTTAGAAGCTGCTGGTGGTGCTTACACTACGGCGATGATCAATGCTAATAAGGCAATCGACATTGCTAGAACTAGTATTGTACAAGCTGGTATTGATGCTGAAGTTGCTTATTACAGAGAAGAATACAACAAACTAAAGAGCAGTATTGCTGATGCAATTACTACAGCTTTATTTGATGGTGGTAAAGCAGGTGGTAAGAAACTTCGTGATATTTTACAAGCTGAATTACGCAAGCCTATTACAGTATTTGTAAATGCTGTAGTTAACAGCTTAATGGGTAATTCAACAGGTGCATCTGGTGGTAATCTAATGGGTAATCTTGCCAGTTCATTTATCTCTAAAGCTGCAGGTAGTATCTCTATTGGTGGTGGTTCATTAGCTGCTGCTGGTGAAGCTTTTGGTACTGGTTTCATGACAACCATACAAGGTGGTTCAGTTGCTGAAGCTGCTGGTGCATATAGTGCCGCTGGTATGCAAGGTGTTAGTACTGGTTTATCTGCTGGTGCTCAATTAGCAACTGCTGTACCTTACGTAGCTGCTGCACTTGTTGCTTTGAATGCTCTTGGTGCTTTCCGTACTACTAAACAAGTTGGTGGTGGTATCTCAGGTACACTAGGTGAAGGTGATATCAACAGTTACGCTACAATGCGTAAATCAGGTACTCTATTCAGAGGTCCATCATACTGGAGAGAAAACCGTGGTGAGTTCTCTGGTTCTGATGCACTACAAGCTACTTTTGCTGATCTAAAGAATTCAACTAGTATGATGGCAGAAGCCATTGGTAAATCTTCAGATGACATTGCAGGTTACACTAAGAAAATTGAAATTAGTTTTGATGGTTTAACTGACGCACAGATTCAAGATAAGATTGCTACGACTTTTAAAGATGTAGGTAATGAACTTGCTGCATTGGTACTAGGTGCTGGTGCTACTGCTGAACAGTTGAGTTCTTTATACAATAATGTAATGCAACAGCGTTATGATCTTGAAACCAAACTACTTGAGTTACAAGGTGATACTCTTGCTTTACGTGAAAGAGAACGTGCTAAAATCTACGATAGCAATAAAGCATTGTACGATCAAATTACTGCACTTGAAGATAAGAAAGCTGCTGACGAAGAAGCTGTAAGAGCTATGGAAAAGCTTACCAGTGTAACAACTACTATTGTAGACGAGATTAATCGCTTACGTGGTGTTAACACTAGTCAGTCTGGTCTAGAGGCTCAATTCGCTATTCTAACTGCTCAGGCTCGTTCTGGTGACTTAACTGCACTAGCTCAACTACCTGAAGTTACTAAAGGTCTAGAACAAATCGCAGCTTCTACTGCTGTGAATGCAACTGATATTATTTTTGCTAGAGCTAAACTTGCTCAATCATTGCAAGATACATTGGGTTACACAGGTGGTTTCAATACCTCTTCTGCAACTTCAATGGCAACTGTCAGTGCTGTATCTAGTTCTGGTACTTCTGTATCTTCTAACGTTAGTGCTAACTCTAGCAACCAAGAGTTGTTAGCTGCTTTAGTTACTGAAATGCAAGGTCTACGTGCTGAAGTCAGAGCAGATGTATCACACAATGCTAAGACAGCTAAGATTCTAGAACGTGCTAACCAAGATGGTGAAACACTAAGCGTATCAGCTACTATTGATGGAGGTGTAGTTTGACAACTACTGTTCAATTAAAACGAGGTACTAGGGCTAAAATAGATGCCCTAGCTTCTACAGGGGGTTTGCTGGAAGGTGAACCCCTTTTTATTACCGATGAAAAAAAGTTAGCAGTAGCTAGTACAAATAATGCTTATACTACTGCAGCAATGCTTGATAGTAATGGAGTTGTATTAACACCAAACAGACCAGTATTTCAAGGGTATTTTGGTTCTTACACAGGTAATGCAACAAATTATTCTCCACAATTATTAACAGATTTTGCTACTAATGTTATTGTGAATAGTACAAATTCATCTATTACAGTACCAATTACTGGAAAATATTTAGTACAAGCACATCAACTGGTAAACACGACTTCAACACAATCATATTTGAGTATACGTCAAAATGGTGGTACATTTAAATACGCATACTCAAATAATGATGATAGTTATGATTTACAAATAAATTGTATAATTAATTTATCAGCTAATGATGTTGTAAGTTTTTATTATCAAGGTACTACTACTTATTCTTGGACAGGACCACACTCTTCAGTATTTTTAACATTTTTAGGATAAACATGCAATATATTATTGAATTAACTGAAGCAGAAAATAAGGCATTATCTTATGTTGCTACAAATCCACAAGCATGGATTAACAATGCTATTAAATCAAGATGTGTTAATGCAGTTGAAAATATTATTCCAATTGTAATTAATAAATGCATTGAAACAAATACACAAATTCCTAATAATAAGGATGACATGGTACTCTTAGCTTTTGAACAAGGTTGGGTTGAAACCGCAGAAGCAAAAGAAGTTAAATTTTTAGCTTCACTTAGAACATAAGAAAGATAAGTTATGAATTTAGTAAAACCAGAAAGTATTACAACTACTGGTGCTATTACTAGAAGTACTATAGGTACTTATTTTAATAGTTCTGGTGTTATGCAAACTGCAGCTATTGATGCTGTGCGTATTAATTATGATCCGTATACAAAAGAGTTTAAAGGTGTATTGATCGAGAATGCATCTACGAATCGTATTTTGTATTCTGAACAACTTGATCAGTATCCTGCATATGGTAAGTATAATGCTTCAATTTCAGCAAATAGTGCAATTGCTCCAGATGGTACAACAACTTTTGATGGTGTAATAGCTTCAGCTACAAATACAGAGCATTTAACAGAACAAGAAATAACTTCAATTACTCCTGCCACTAATCATACTTATAGTTTATATATCAAAAAGGGTATTTCTGAAAAGACACAAGTTAGAATATATGGTGGAGTTACAGGTTATATTGGTGAGTTTATTGGATTTACTTTTGATTTCAACACAAAGAGTATTACTCCGTGGATCAATAGCTCTACAGGTTCTATTGCTGAATGTAATTTTGAACAAATTTCTACAGATATATACAGAGTTTGGATAACAGGTATTCCAACTATAGATGCAACTAAAGTTTTATTTAGATTGGTACTAATTCAACCTAATACAGGAAATCTTGTATATACTGGAGATGGTACTAGTATCTTAGTATATGTATGGGGTTGGCAAGCTGAACTCGGTAACTTAACAAGTTATATTAAAACAACTACTGCTGCAGTTACTCGTGCTGCTGATATTATTACAGGTTCCGGTTTAGTTTATACAAACTTAACAAATGCCTATGCTGAATGGTCTTCTGGTACTACTTATGCAATAGGTACATATGTATCATACGGAATTTATGGAACATATCTTAGCTTACAAAATAGTAACTTAAATCAAAATCCTTTAACTGCTACAACCTATTGGACTCGAACTGGACCAACTAATAAGATGGCTGCATTCGATGATCAAATTAGTAGTACATCAACTTCTACATCTGATATTATTTTTGCGGTTACTGCATCTTCTATTGATACTATAGCTTTGCTAAACGTCAATGGAAGTAGAACTGCTGTAGCTGTATCTGATGCAAGTTTGAAAATACCTATCTATCATAATACACAGCAGTTAACTGGTGGAGATTCAGTTGATTGGTATGGTTATTTCTTCTATGATGCAGATACCGTTAGAAACACTAGTATTTATCTAGATATTCCAACAGCATCAAATGTATTGATTAGTGTAAAAATAACTGGAGTTGGAACAACTGCCATTGGAACGTTTGTTACGGGTGTACTGAAAAATCTAGGAAATACTCAATATGGTGTTAGTGCTGGTATTATTGATTACTCCAGAAAAGATACTGATGAATTTGGTAATGTAACTTTCATTAAACGAAACTACAGTAAACGAATTAACGCCAGTGTTTCACTTACAAATTCTAACTTGAATAAAGTACAACGTATCTTATATCAAATTAGAGCTACCCCTGTACTCTGGCTTGCTAGTACAGATATTCAATTTGAAGAACCATTAATTACATATGGATTCTATCGTGATTTCTCTACTGAAATTTCATACCCTACTCATTCTATCTGTAATCTACAGATCGAAGGTTTAATTTAATAAGGAAATAATATGGCTATTACAGCTTTACCAACACCACCAAGTAGACAAGACCCTACGAACTTTAATGATAGGGCTGATGCTTTCCTTGGTGCATTACCTACATTTCAAGCTGAAGCTAACGCTTTGCAAGTAAATGTGAATACAAGCGAAGCTAATGCTGTTGCTTCTGCTGCTGCAGTTCTAGCAGCTACCAACATCGTAAAATGGGTTAGCGGTACAACATATGCGAATGGTGCTGTTGTATGGAGTCCTATCAACGGTCTAGCATATCGCAGAATTACAACTTCTGGTTCTGGAACAACTGACCCATCTGCAGATACCACTAACTATAAACAAGTTAACGGTACTGGTGATGTAGGTACTTCTGGTGATCAAACTATTGCAGGTACTAAAACATTCACCTCTACCATTATTGGAAGTATTACTGGTAATGCTGGTACTGTTACCAACGGTGTTTACACTACTGGTAATCAGACTATTGCTGGAACTAAAACATTTACTAGTACTATTTTATTAGCTGACAATGGTTGGAGATTCAACTCAGATGGTGGTCAAGATACAGGTATGTACTGGATTGCAGATGGACGAATTGGTGTTCTCTGCAATAATAGTACAGTCGGTGAGTTTAATGCACAAGGGTGGACTGGTCAAGCTGCTTCACTTTATATTCCTGTTTCTGCAGGTAATTCTTATGTTGCTGTTACAACTAATGCACAGAGTGGTTTCAGTACTAACAATAGTACTTATTATAAAATAGGCGGTAGAATTGTAACGCTAGGTTCTGGTGCTGTAAGAATTAAGGTTGTTGTGTATCTTGGTTTTGATTCTTCAGGATACTATACTTGTCCAGCATATTATAAAGTTTATAAAAATGGTGTAGCAATTACTGGTGATATTTTTGTGAATAGTGGTACTCCAGTTACATGGACAGGAGATTTTACTTGCAGCAATGGAGATACATTTGAAGTTTATGGTAGACCTAATCTTAATGGTTATGGAACAGCAGGTAACATATCTTCAGGTTTTGCAAACTATCCTTCTATTTCACCTGCTATTGCTTATATTGGTTAAGGAGACATGATGTATTGTATTAGTGTTAATGAAGAATTTAGAATTGCAAATGTATATGATGATTCTGTTTACTTAGATGAAGGTGTAATTGTATTTCCAATTACAGAAGAACAATTTAAAACCATCAGGGAAACAAGTTATCATAACGATTGGTTATTTAAAGATGGGCAGTTAATATCTGATCCATTGGAGAAACCTGATCCTTATGCTCCTTTACCAAAACAAATTAATAAATTACCAGTGGAGATTCTATGAGCCAACCAGACATTAATATCGGATGTGTAGCTAATCTGTATTCCAGAATGATGCATTTTCAAAAAGCTGGTGATGTAGAGATTGGTCATACTCATCAGTTTGATCACTTAACTTTACTAGCTAAGGGTCGTTTAAAAGTAGTTGTAGACGGTAAAGAATCAATCTTTACTGCACCTCAAATGATTTATATTAAAGCAGATAAAGTACACGAGCTTACTGCTTTAACTGATCAGACAGTTGCCTACTGTATCCATGCATTACGTGATAAAGATAATAACGACATTCTTGATCCCAGTATGATTCCTGAGGGTGTAAATCCAATGGAACTAGCTGGTAAATTAATCACAAATTAATCCTTGATTTTTATCAATCCTAATGATATAATAGTAGTTATCATAATAGACCACCTTCGGGTGGTTTATTCGTTTATAACTCAGATAGTGAAAGTAGAAGTAGTATGCCAGAACAAATTGAACACCGTGTTATTAAACTTGAATTAAAAGTTGAAGATCATGCAGAAGAATTGAAAAAGCTTCAGGATATTTCTACTGATCTACGTAATTCATTAACAGGTATTGAAAAAACTTTAAACCAAATTAAGTATCTAGCAATGGGTGCTGTATTAGTAGTACTAACTCAATCAATGGGTATTACTAATGTATTAAAAATGATTGTCGGGTTATAATGAAATTATATAGCAACTGGAAAGACATTGTTAGGAAAGCATGGAGTATTAAATTTATAATCCTTGCTGGAATTCTATCTGCTTTTGAAGTCATTCTACCTTTATATTTTGATATGTTTGATCGTGGTACATTTGCGGCTCTAAGCTTTGTATCCGTATCTGCAGCATTTGTAGCGCGTATTGTAGCTCAAAAGGATATCGAATGAAAATGAAAATGAGATCGTTAGCTGCAGGTCTGGTTTTATCCGCAGGTGGATTAATTACAGTTGCTCTACACGAAGGTTACAGAAGTGATGCATACATACCAGTAGCTGGAGATGTTGCTACAATCGGTTTTGGCAGCACAACTAACTCCGATGGTACTCGGGTATTCATTGGACAAAAAACATCACCAGAAAAGGCTTTAAAGCGTCTTAATGAGGATTTGGAGGTGTTCGAAGAGGCCGTTAGAAACTGTGCTCCTGTTCCCATGTACCAATATGAATACGATGCTTACGTGTCTCTTACTTATAACATTGGAGTATCTGCGTTTTGTAAATCAACATTAGTCACTAAGTTGAATACTTTTGATTATGCTGGAGCTTGTAAAGAGATTCTTAAATGGGATAAGTTCAAAGGTAAATCATTGCCCGGATTAACTAAACGTAGAAAAGAAGAATATAATGCTTGCATTGGTCAATAATATACAAACTTTAGTAGTAAAAGCTGCAGTAATTGTATGTGTACTTCTTGGTTTATTTTTTGTGCATAACTGGCAGGTTAATACTGCTGTAAACAAAGCTGTAGCTACTCAAAAAGCAGAATACGACAAACTAAATCAATCTTTACAAACTAAAAGCATTATATCCGAAGGCAGCATTAAGAATGATGTGAATTCAATAATAAAGGAAAAAGATGCTAAGATTAAAGATATTACTTATAAGTATAACGCTACTATTGACAGCTTGCGCCAGTACTCAAAAAGTGCAAGTACCACAAGCAATATTACCTCAAATTCCAGCAATGCAGAAAGCACCAAAGGAATTGCTACAGAGGGATTATTTGAGCGACATGCAGAAGTCTCTCTTGGAATTGCTAAAAATGCAGAAGAATTAAAGCAGCATTTAAACGCTTGCTACCAACAGTATGATACTGTAAAAGATCAATTAGATATTTATCGCAAATAAAAAACCCCTAGAGGAAACCTTACGGAATCTTCTAGGGGCTTTTTTACGTCTGTACTTATCGTACAAATTCTTTCAATTGTTCTGCTGACATAGAACCTGTATAACGTTTTACAACTTGTGTTTCTTCCATCAGGATTAGTGTTGGTACTCCACGAATATTAAACTCAGTCGTAGCTATAGGATCAGCATCAATGTCAATTGTAGAGATTGGAATTCCAAGATTTGCAGCTTGTGCTACTTTCACCATCGGTCCACAAGTTTTACACCAATGAGCCTTAAAGATTACTAAATTTTTCATTTACCATGCCTTTCTGTATATAAATAACCATTCTCTTTTAGCGATTCAATTGCTGATTCTCTTGCTTGTATTGCAAGTTGTTTTGCCAAATCTTCACCATATTTATTAACACTAAAAGATTTACTCTTTTGTTTACCTTCACCATCATACCATAATCCTCTCCAAGAATTAATAACAGGAGAATAAGACACACCTGTTATACCTGAAGTATTATGCGACATTTTTTTAACATTGTGTGCATTATCAAATGATAGTACCATTTTTAAATTTGAAATTCTATTATTATGCGGATTACCATCAATGTGATCAATAACATATCCTTCTGGAATTATACAAAGATTTTCCATTTCAAATATAATACGTTGAATATAATAGGAGCGACTATTGATACTTACAGCAGAGTTTTTGGGTGTACCATCTTCATAGAATCTTAGACAACCCGCATTTGTATCTTTTAATACAATTACATTATTGAACTTAGGATTTCTACGTGTATATTTCCACTTCAAACATGTTGGGGATGATTCATCATAATAGAAAATATTTTCCCAATTCATAATAATCTTTCATATGAAGGAGCCGAAGCTCCTATTGTTACATGCAAGCTTCACATTCACCCTTACTGGCTTGTACACCAGCTTGAGTATAAATATAATACAACGCTAAGATATTAGGATCACGGAAAGCTTCAGCGTGAACTTCAGCAATCCAAGCAGGGTCTTCATCTGCTGCAAAGAATAGATTTAACGACTGCCACTGATCAATATATCGACTACGTGCAGATGCTAATCTTAACACAGCTTTCTGGTTGATTTCAAAAGCAGTTTTAAATACTTGCTTTTCATCTTCAGTTAACCATTCCACATGCTGGACCGACCCTTGTTTATCTGTAATCTCTTGAACATGTTTCTTGGTGTAAACACCTTTCTTTTTCATTAGCTCAAGTAGTACAGGATTCAAACGATCAATCTCACCAGCGGAAGTAGTTTGATTGTAACTCATAGCTGGATCAGGATTAATACCTTCTGATACTCCACCCATTAGTAATGCAGTTGATTTGGTAGGTGCAATAGCAATCAAGTGCGTATTACGAATACCATAACCTTTACACCATTCCGGTTCACCTAAGAGAACAGCCATTTCTTTGGTAGCTTTTTGTGCTTGTTCCCAAATATCAGCTTGAATCTCTTGACTTAATCTGTGTGCATCAAAGCCTTCAAACGGTAGCATCTCTTGCATAAACAAAGTATGAATACCGCATAGACCCAAACCAAGTGCTCTGCTCTTTTCAGTAAACCGAACAGCTTTCTCTAGACCGTGAATACCTTTGGCTTTCTCAATAAACTCAGAAGCTACACAATCCAAGAAGATAGTTGCCCAATAAGCTGCATCTGTACCCTTCCATTCTCTGCGTTTAGCTGCATTCATTGAAGATAGCACACAAGTATATGTATGGTCCAAATCATTGAACAGCATAATCTCAGAGCATAGCTGTGAGTTATTAATCTTCAGTCCACGATCTACATAAGTAATTGGACGTTTAGCATTTGCTTTGTCAATAAAGAAGAAATAACCTTTACCAGTTACCATCTTAATCTTCATAGCTTTTTGGAATCGCTGAATCGCATCTTGATCACCAGCTTCCAAGCGATCAATAAATGACTGTCGAATTGTCCAACCTGCGTTTAGATCATCTGGTTCAGCTAAGATATGATCAGAGATTTCGTTGAAGTCACCGTGTTCAATATCTAAGTAGAAAGCCCACGCACCTCTACGTGCAGTACCTTGTGCAATATTACGCATAGCGTTAACATGCTCTTTGATAACTGGTAGAACACCAGAAGCTTTACCGCCTACACTGATCTTTGATCCACGAGGACGAACTGCACTTAGATCAGTTGCTGTACCAAAACCATATTTAGTTAACATAGCAACTTCATGTAAGTTACTGTAGAAACCATCAACAGAATCGTCAGCAATGGTTCCTGAGCATGATACAGGCATTCCACGGGTTGTTCCCATGTTGGCTAGTACAGGAGTGCTAGGTGATAACCAACCGTTCCACAGCAGCTTAAAGAACTCTGCTTCAGCAGTAGGAAGCATCGGAACGTGTTTTGCTGCAGTACGGGCTATCCTCTCAAACTGACCACGTACAGAACGACCTTCGGTTTGATATTCATATTTATCTTTGAACATCTGATAACCTGCAGTTGTATACCATTCAGGAACCAAACCTTGTTCCTGTAGTTTCTTGCGCTCTTCACTTAGTTCTTTATAAATATTACTCATTAGTTTCCTTTTTCCATACAAAATCTGCACTATCCCAACTACGATGATACTGGTTACCCATACCACTGAAGAAGTCATTAAAGGTGTAATCATTGATACCTTTATAGAACCATTCAGAAATCGGATTATACTTCACATCATACTCTTTAGCAAACCCTAATTGTTTCAAGCATTCATTAACTCTTGACTGCACAAAGTTCTCAAGTTGATGAGCAGTGATACCTTTGATTTCACCTTGTTCAAATAACTTAGCGATAATCTGACATTCATGCTCATATAGTTTTTGTGCTACTAAACGAACTTGAGCTTCAATTGCTAACTTATGTAGTTCAAAAGTTTCGGGTGAAAGAGTTTGCTTTAGCTGCTCTAGCTTATATTTAAAAGCCCAAGCACCACCAGTAGAATGCATATTTTCATCACGTACTGAGAAGTTAATCCCACGTACAATATTCATTAACTTATTCTTACCTTGAGATTGATAATGCTTTAAGAATGCAAATGATGAATACAAGATTACACCTTCTACCATTGAAAAAGCAGCTAATGAAATCAAATCATCAGGATGATCAATAATTTCACCGATGTGTTCCACCCGTTGGTTCAATACTGGATCATTTAAATATGATGTATAAAACTCTGGTGTATCAATGTGCAATAACTGATTGATCTTGTTGTAAAACGGTGCATGAACTGCTAGTTCAAACATAGAGAATACAGATGCCATCCTATGAAATTCTGCACCATTAAACATATTCTTAAATCGTCCACCCCAATATTCTGAACCAGCATGTGTTTCATAGATACTGAATAGTTTCAGTGTAGTAATAACTGCATGTTTTTCTGCAGGGGTGAAATTCACCAATACATCCTGAATATCTTTCTCTACTTTGATTTCATCTGGCAACCAAAATACTTTTAGCTGCTGATCTGCAAACTCAACTGGTTCCTGTCGTTCATTGATAGGTAACAAGTATTTTTCTAGCATTTAATCTTCCTCTGTTGTTGTTGCGTATTTATCTCTGGATTCTAACAGTGCCTGTGCATCTTCTGTTTCGTATCTAGCACGATAAATGTCTTCTGTTAATTTACTTCCGCTTGCTTTATCAATTGCTTGTCTACTTGCGTATCCATTATTGATCCAAGCTTCATCTAATCGTTCCTCGCCAACCCACCGACTGCATACAACAACTTCGTTAAATCTATTTCTGTGTTGCAAACCATCTTGTCGCTGATATGGTCGATCTACATTCATTCCTAAAGAATAAAGAAAATTCTTAAATTCTTCATCCTTGTGTTCAAACTCACTTGAGTAATTTGGCATTACTTTAACAATCTCCGATTCGGAAATAATACATAAAGCTACAATTGCATTTGGGCGAGTTAGTTGTTTTTTATTCATTGTTACTACCTTTCAGAATAAATGAGAGTCCTATTATATCACTGCTTATTAGTTAAATCAAGGTTTTGTTGATTTATCTTTTTTCTTCTTATGCAACTGACGATGTTCATACAGCATCTTAATTGCAACAGCATACATTGTTACAATAATGGCTACCAGTATCAGTAAACTAGTTACTTGTAAAATAATCATTTACTATCCTTTTCTTTGAGTTTAGGGTCCAGCATAAATTCCAATAGGAACATTGCATTAACAGCCACAGCAGCCATGTGAAGCATATCTGGTACGCTGCTATCGGTGTCATACAGTTCGCCTCTTCTATGTGCCTCTAAATGCCTGTAAAGAGCATCTAGATATCGCTGTTCAGCACCCTGTACTTTCTTCCAGTTATCTCGTTCTTTGTACTTTTTAAGACCGACTGTAAGATTCTTAGCAATTTGTTCTAATGCATGAGATGGAATTAAGCTATATTGTAACTTATCCTGATCATACTTAGTGCCAATTGGTTGGTTTTCTTGCATAGTAATTGTACTTGTAGGTTGCCAATCTTTCATTTGCTGAGTGCTTGATCGTAAGTCTACTGAAGCTGGTACAAAATATGAATCAGTTTCAGAACAACTCATGATTCTATTTGCTTCTGTACAACCTCTACTATCATTGCGAAATGCACACGAATTACATTCGTAAACACCTTCTTTATCCAATACTGGTGTATAAACTTTACCTTTAACTGTAATATCTTTTAAACTCATTTCAATCCTCCTTAAATCCATTTTCAAGTAGTTCTTTAGGAATGCAATTGCTAAGATCATTACTCTCAAAGTCAATTGGCTTCATAACTTTATCGTTGTGGTTTTTGATAACAAACAAATCATAGTTTGAATTGTACTCTACATTTACCACAATACCATCTTCTTCATATTTCTGAGCAGTTTGAATCGCTGTCAATTCTTTTGCTGGAAACTTAGTTAAATTATTGTATGCAGTATCACGCATCGCTTTATTACCATCGACACCAAGTTGTTCTAGCTTTTGCAATAAACCCAATGCTGTAACTAAAACATCAATTACACCATCTACAACTTCTTTTGCATTGTTCTTGTCAATACCTTTTTCTTTAATTTCTTTAGTTTCCTCTAGAATTAATTTGTATTGAAAATCAATATCTTTTAAAGCAGTGAGATTATGCTTACCTGCAATTTCATTGAAAGCATAGCAGTCTAGTTGGAAATCTGAAATATTGTAATCAGTAATCATAGGTCTTCCTTTTTAGTATTTTTGATATAATCGAGGTCGTACATAGCATCTTCTGTAGCTTGTTTCAGATAAGCTAACCAAAATAAAGGTAGAAGAATCAACCATACAAAAATTACCAAAAACTTTAGATTGTGTTTGATCATCCATTTAACCCAAGGTTGCAACATATAAGCTCCTTTCAAGAGACAAAAAATCCCCGAGAATTACTCGGGGTGTGAATTCAAATTGTAAATGCTATTGTAGCATAACTTTGTTACATCAGCAAGCTCTTTCGCTTTTCTTTTGTAGTTTTCGGTGTTCTATGACGATGTACAGCACCGCATTCATTACAACGTACTTCATCAAAAGAATTCAAAGCTGTTTCTACTGTGCGACCTGTAGCTTCAACTTCTGAGCTACCACATACACGACAACGAACGAGATCGTCATTGTAGTACAAAGCTGCATTAAAGTCAGAACCAGCACGCCCTAACTGACGAGTACGCAAGTAAACTTCATATAGTAAGTCTACATCTTGTAAGCAGTATTCTACCATCTGTTCCATCGCTTCTTCATCACCTTCTTGAACTTTACGCCATAGTGAAATACCACCAGTGCTGATCTTACGACCTAGACCGAAGAATTCACCAATTGCATCCAAGCGATTGCTAGGTAGTTTCAAGTACTTCTTAACCAGTTGTAGAGTATCTAGTACTTTAACTTGTGGTAGTGGAGGAAAACCATTGTAGATTGCTCTTGCTTGTACAACTTTATGATCAAATCCTAAACTGTTGTGTGCAAGTACAGCATCTGCCTCTTCGTAAAGTTCAAACAACTTTGCGATAATTCTGGAATCATCTTTATTTAGTACTTCTTCTGGTGTTAAGTAAATGCTTTGTGTGTCATTACTACCCAACCAGCGCCAGCAAGCACATAGAATCCAACCACCATTATCTAAGATATTGTCTTGTGATAGGTTAACTTTGAATCGACCAAATGTAAGTGCAGTAGCTGCTGCAGTTTCAGTATCAAATACTAAAATCTTTGGACCTTCAGTTTGCTTGAATGCTACTTCATCTGGATTATGGAAAGGATATGGATCAGCAATCCAACGGTTCCAAATATCATTAACAGTGCTTTTACCAATTCCTAGCTCTTCTGCAACTTTTCGACTACTGATACCAGCACCAGTCATTTTCACAACTTGCTCTACGATCTTATCTGAATGCTTCATTCTACATTTCCTTCCGTTACGGTTGCATCATGTTTGTATATCCAATTTAAAGCATTGAATTGCCCATCTCTTTCTCTTGTCCAATAAGACTTGTCATCAACGAATCTTACTTCGAATTCTTCACCGATATGTTTATTGTACCAAAGAAGACTGTTGGTGCATTTTATAACTCTAATCTTCATCATTGCTCCTTTGCATTGTTGATAGTGTTGCGGATTGTATCATAATTATAGGTTCGTGTCAATAGAATACGTTGAAATAACTTCTTACGCTCTACTCCATTCTTTCCTGCAGTCTGACCTAAAGATATTAATACGGCATCTTTTTGTGCTTCTTTTAGTTTATTAAACTCAGTATTAACCTTTTTGATCCAACCGTTGTGACGATATCGAGTGTCTGGTTCCTTCTCCAAGTAATCAGCGCACTCTCTAAGCAGTGTAGGTAAATCATTAGGATACCACCATGCAATCAAGCGCACAAAGGCATTCTCAGCTTTACCTGCAAAAGCATTGACCTGACGATGTAGTACACCTCTTACAAGCTGAGTTTCATCGTGTGCATGATCAAGAACGTGCTGCTTAACTGGAATTTCTAAACCAGTTACAGCGCACTTATTATCTTGCTCTTTTGTAAGTAACTCTCGTACCTTTTTAACATCTGCTGTGTTGTATAGGTCAATCGTCATTAGTATTTAACCTTCGCTCTAATCGGTCGATGATATCGTCCATTTCACCAATTACAGCTTCCAAGTTACAAATCTCTTCTGCAGCTTCTTCAAGTAAATCAGAGATTCTATCCGGTTTACCTTCCTGCACTGATTTCCGTGAGTTAATACTTCTACGAATTTCTGCTCGTTTTCTTAAACGAAAAATCAACGAATCTTCATTGCTCATAATATAATTCCTCTTTCATCCATAAAGTCATATACATCACTTGGATCATTCCAACTGCGTTTCATATAAGCGCATTTCCAATACAAGTTCAGCATGTCTTTCCAAGTTGCGTTATGTTCTTGACCATGACAATCAGTGTACTGAAATTCATCAGGATACAATCTCTTGAATTCAGAGAACATGATCTGCATGATTTCTTTTTCTGTACTAGCATCGAGTAATGCTTTCATTGCATAGCTAGGTCCATATCTGATCTTGGACAACTCATAACCTTTATAAGTATCAGCAGCATCACCAGATAGTACTTGTAAGGCTAAGAACTTTAAACCATTACCTTTGACTGTGCTTTTAACTTTATACAGTGTACCAACATCAGGTATCAGTTCAATCTTTGGATTATCTACAGTCCAGTTAAAGAGGCTAATTCCTTGGCACTGGTAGCTATCCTTATCTACGCTTGCTAACACGGCTTCCTGACCGTTATAGAGGGCTTCGTAGGAGCGTATGGTGACTACATCATCTACCTCTAAACCATTATCAACAACCTTTGCTTTGTACTTGCGTCTTAGATGATTTCTAACAGCAGTCAAATGCACAGGTCTAATGTTGTCCTCTCTGTTGCTTTTATAAGGTGAAGGCAAAGGTAACTTATGTCTGAAGGTTTCTCCACCACCAATATAAATCTCAACATCGTCACACCAAGTTGACTCCATAAGTTTTTCAATGCTCTTGTTTGCAGTACTGATGGCAAATGAAATATCGACAGGATGCTGATGATCTGTAATCTCATAATCTTCTGCTTTAAATTCCATTTGTTTGTTTTCTAGAAACTTCTTGAATTCAGTTCTTGTATCAAACTCTTTTTCTCTACCTGATTTTAAATGCTTTACAATAACTGTACGAGTCTCAGCAGCGGCAGCATGTTTGTACGCCACTAGATCACCATCGACAATTAAGAGTCTTTTACTCATAGGCTCTTCTCCTTTATTAGATATACAAATACTTCCAGTCCATGTTGTCTAGCTTGTGTAATCATGTTTGCAGTACCTTTACTCTCACCGTCCCATACAGCAATCAATGCATCTGCATATTCAGCCATCTGTAGGTTACGCAATGGTCCAGCACGTTTACCATACTTGTTCCAATCTGCAGGAAATCTTTGAATTGAAATACCATTATCTTTGGCAAAAAGTTCACCAAGATAGTCTACACCTTTGGCAGCACCTGAAACAATTTCTGTAGCTTGAAAACCAGATTTATGGTATGCAGTTTTTACAACATTGTAATCTGTGATATTTCTACCACCAGCAATAATAACCTTCATAGGCTCTCCTTAAAGAAAAACCCGAGGGTATTAGCCTCGGGTAAAATATTAGCTTCGGCTAATGTCGATAGCTTTCAGAATTTCATCTGACTTAGCTTTCAGTTCATCAACCTTATTTTTAACAATTGCTTTTGCTACTGCACTAACGATTGCTGGATCAAGACCTGACTCTTTAGCTTCATCTTTAATATCTTTAGCTTCTTCAGCAAGTGATTGCTCTTGAGTATAAATACGAACTAGTTTTGAGATTGCTTCTTTCTGATTCATATTATACCTTTTTATTGATGATTGCTTTACTGAATACAGTCAAGTTCAATAGAACTACTGCTGCCCATTGATAGAAACCAAATGGAATTGCAAGTACTGGAAATAGTGTATTGAGTGACCAAATAATAGCAAATGGTCCAAATACAATTAATAGCATTGCGAATACCAACAACGTGATGATTGTAATAATATCTGTAGTTTGTTTAGTCATAATAACCTTTCAATCAAAATGGGATATCTTCTTCATCTTCAGCAGCAACTTCAACCTTAGCACGAGCTTTTGGCTTTGCTTCAGCTTTAGGAGCAGCTTTTGGAGCTTCTGCTTTTGGTTCATCATCGAACTCACTACCAGCTTCATAAGCAGCAGTTTCATCCGGTACATATTCAATCATGTCAGTGACTAGAACGTTCTTCAAGTACAGTGAAGTAGTACCGTTGGTGCGTTCAAACTTATCAATACTGATTGAACCGTAAGAACCATTTGCAGGTAACTTGCTGTTGGTAACATCTACTAGAGCTTTGCCAACTTTCTCAAACACTTTTGGTTTGTATAGATCAGGTACAGGCTTACCAGTTTTACCTAGCTCTGTGCTCTTGCGTAGAGTAACTACCCAAATGTTTTTACCGGCATCTTCTGGAGGTGCTACTTTATAGATTGATTCAAATTCAACAGTCTTGACTTTCTTGATTGAAGTCTTGGCAGCAATATTCTTAGTGAACTCTTCGTATTGATCTAGAATATCTTCATCTGTAATTGCTACAGAAGCTTTCCATTCATCTGGCTTTGCTGGCTCTCCTGCTTTAACGTAAGCTTTTTGAGGCTTGTTTAGTGACACATAGAGAAGCATACCTGTTAGTTTTTGCATAATATTTCCTTTCGACTATTAATAAAAGACTCTACTTGTAACGGAAGTAGTAACCGAAGTGCAATTATATCAAACTGCAAATGCTTTGTCAATAGTTATTTGACTTTATTTTGGTGGGTCAGACTGGACTTGAACCAGCACTATCTCGATTATGAGTCGAGGGCTTCACCTTTAAGCTACCGACCCTTATTCGTAAACTGTAACTGTTTTCTGTTTTGGTTCTACAAAAGCAAAACCTTGGTATTCTGTACCGTAGTGCGATGCATACCAACCGTAAAACTTAACAAAGCATTGTTCACCGCCTTTGCTAAATTTCCATACACACCAGTAATCAGAACCTTGGTCTTCACCACCATATTGATCAACTGATTCATAAACAATTAGCTGATTATCTAATGCAGTTTCAGCATCACCTTCGCAATATTCTTGCATCATGCATTTCAAGGAATCTTCATCTAATTCCTCAAATATGATCTCTAAAGTTTTTTTAAGACTCATATAACACTCCTTATTTCTTTTCAAACACAGTGATTGTTTTTTCTACAGCTTGTACTTCGTAGAATTCTTCATAAGTTGAACCTTCATAAGATGCATACCAACCATCAAACTTGATGAATACAACTTCGTTTCCATTAGAGAATGAGTATACCCTCCAATAATCAGAACCTTGGTCTTCGCCACCGTAGCGATCTACGAGTTCAAAACTGATGTTAGCTTCTGCAAGTTGTTTTCTAAAGTCTTTTACAGTTTTATAATCCCAACTATCCTCTCTGGATTTAAACTCACCATTGTGAAACTCATCTTTAACTTCAGTATCAGCTTTAACAAACAGTGCATTGATTTTATTAATCAAACGTTCAGTCATATTACTCCTTTAGTAAAATTTGTTTTTGGATAATAGATACTATCCGCTTCAAGTCTTGCTCGAATTGCATCTTCAAGAGACTCACCATAATATAACAGAATTTGGACGCCATTCTTACTTATTCTAGCTTCATACATATTTCTGTCTTTTCTCCATCTGACACCTCGCACTCCTATGGTGTTTTCTTTTCTTAGATTTCGATCATAAGATTGTACACTTGTTGTAGCCCACTCACAGGTTTTTTTACTATATATTTTAGCAGAATTGATTCTATTTAAGGTCATACCTTCTGGTCGCAAACCCATGTCTTCCATGAAATTTTCAAAATCATACCATCTTTTACAAACTACAATACCTTTACCTCCATATTTGTCATAATTTGTATTATTAGGGTTATTACATCTTTGTAACATGTTGGTCCAACTATAATAAGTAGGTGTACCATACATTCCATGTTTTATTTTACGTCCCATTCAACACCTTTCTAACTGTAACAAATTTATTTTCATCATACAAATCTAAAACATCAGTATAATTATCTATTGCGTAAGAACGAAACCAACCAGAACATAGTGTAGTACAAATCTTATTTACTGACTTGTAAAACGCTAGTTTAGATGGTGTTTTCCAATCGCTAGGTACTAAAAACCTTTCAGTTGAAATAACATAAGCTTCTTCTGCAATGCATCTAAGTTTGTCTGCATGGCTTAGATTGTACCACAGATTTTTATCACACCACGCTAAACTTGAATCTTTTTGCAATTTTTTATACAAAGGCTCTTCGTGATAAGCAAACAATTCATGCAAGTAATCATGATTGTACTTCTTAGTTACTGCATCATCAAAGAAATCTTCTACTGTTTGCATCAAGTTTGGATTACCTTGTGGATATGCTGACATAGTAAGCTTAATTCGTTTGTGCAATATATCTTCATCCTTGTCGGTAAAGAACGGACGAAATACTTTTAAGTACGTATTGTATTGTGTCATATGCTTTTCAAACTTACGATCACGCCATAGGTGACTGCGCTTGACAATTGCAAGACCAATAGGGTTAACTACATAGACTCTTTGACCTCCAATTGTAATGTAGTGCGTACTGGCATAATTCAATAGATCGTAGTTACCAATTGTATCAAACGTATGATTTTCAATACGCAAGGCACGATCTTGAATTTTATGTTCGCTAATAATATCCCAATCTGAATCTGGTCTTACTTTGAAGGTAGCACTCCAGTATTGTAATGCTTGTGAACCAATCAGTAGATTTTTCATGTTTACTCCTTAGTTATAGTTCAGTATATTCCGTATCTTAGTTTCAGTTAACTGTCTAGGCGCAAACAGGCCATCGTCCAACTTTAACCCAAATAGTAAACCACGTTCGTTTACCCAACCTGAAATATACTGAACTATAACCTCTGGTCCCTAAACCAGTATTATAGTGTCTTTTCCTATTGGACGACAATCCGCAGGTCTAAGAAATCCGAATGCGAAGTCCACCATCACTCGCATCTTTTTCCAATTCCCCGCTACGCAGGGAGGTTGATAGGGCTTGCACCTACCTCGGGTTGTACTCACTTCTAGGGATATGAAGCTTGCAGAGAACCGGGACTAATTTTATGGTGGACAAAAGGAGAATTGAACTCCTGTCTTCCTCCTATGCTATTAGGAAGTTTCACATCAGCATCAGATGATTAACCCATCTTGTCCATATTTGGTGCGAGTGGAGGGATTCGAACCCCCGACCAATGGTGTAGAAGACCAGTGCTCTATCCAACTGAGCTACACTCGCTTAACCTCAATTATACATCAGTTTTCAATCCCATGTCAACATTTCGCAAAATATTTTCTTTGATGTTCAAATTAGCTAACTTGTTCAGATCAGACTTAGGCATCTGCATACAAGCCCTGAGCATACCATCTTTATACTGTTCCAAAGTATGATGATCTTTATTGTACTTATAAATGTAACTCATAGAATAACCTTTATGATGTAATCGTGCTTAATACCTGAAGATAAAAATGCAAGTTTAGCTTCATATTTGTTTTGTGCAGTAATAATAAAGTGCCCAAGCTTAGGTTGCTCATATTCTTTATAAATCACATAGTACTCTTTCATAGTTCCAACCTCCAATTTCATGTGTTTTAAAAGTAGCTTTAGAGATGCTGATTACATGCTCAGGTAACTGCTTATGAGTACCAGCAAACCATTCATCTTCAAAGCAGCATTGCATCTTAGCAAGATCATGCTCATAAATTACATCATACACCCAAAACGGTAAAGCACTCCAACTCATGATTGTACTCCAAAATATTCCTTGAGAATTTTACGAATGTCTCTAGCGTAATATTTAGCTACAGAATCGGCTATACCTGCGTACTCGAAACGATTAGCTAAAAACTCCAGCATTTCTTTTGGATTGGTAGCGACAGGATTATTACAACCACAATCACAATCTTCTTTCATATTAAACCTTTCTAATAACTAGCTTTTCAGCTTCATTCACATAGTAATCCAAGTCAACATCATAACCGAAATCAGCGATGTTGTTGCAGGTCTTTACATTCCAAGATGTATCAATACCCAATCTACGATCTGACTTATCTTCACTATCTTCCAATGCTGGCATCAACTTGATCAGCTTACCACCAGTCTTACAAGGGTAGTACCTGCAGATGTTCTGTTGTTGCTCTACACGACCATCCTCAAATTCTAGCACAAGCTTTGAACTGCGAGGAACTTTTGTGCGTAGCATAAAGTCAAAGAGATGACCTTGATCAAGTCGCTCTTGAATGAACTCACGCACATCCTTGCCATGCAGCATAGCAGCTTCTGCAGCCATTGGAATGACTAGACCACCTTGGTTTTGATGCCATCCCAAATCTTCATACTGGTATGCACCCTTACGCTTTGTCTTACCATTTGTGTACACAGCAATGTAGTTGTTAACATCACGAATGTACATGTTCTGGTAATCCACGAATTCCAAATCAAGCTTTACATCCTTTTGCCACTGAGTGCAAATTGCATTGTATTGCTCTTCAGTATCTCGTGTCATGGCTACAGTTAAACCGTCTGTATTTAGTTGCACAAGTTTGAGCTTTGGAATCTGCAGCAAACGATCTGCAAGCATCAACAAAGATAGTTGACCATTGATAGTAATTGACATTGTAAACTTTGGATCATAGAACACAGAGTATTTATCATTGCTCTTACCATATGTACCATTCAGTGCAAGTTTAAGCATTGCATTTTCTGCAGTGTTCTTTGCATATGACTTACGTTGCTCATACATGTCTTTGTAGATAACACAGAACTCTTCACCAAGATGCTCAGGGTAAATCTTATTTGAGATAGCAATGTTTGGATACATTGAACTAACGTCAGCATCACGAACCATGTAAGTTTTACCAGCACTGACGATCTTTTCAGTCAATGACGCATGTACACCACCTACACCGAAATCAATGCGATAACCGTCTACAAGGACGTTCAGTGTCTCAGCAATACGGTAGCATCCCCAATAGGATTTCTTGGGCACTCTGACCTTTTTAGGCTTCTTACTGAGGTCTGGACAACCATCTGCATCTAATACATGTTCAGTCACATGCTCACCGTTTGCATCAAATAGATATTCTGTAGCTTTGAGTTCTTCAACTTCAATCCAACCCATAGGATGTTGATTCTTGAAGTCATCAGTATCTCGCTCAGTTGGTACTCCCTTGAACTTCTTGCGCTTTACAGTAAGTTCTGCATACTTTGTAACTTTACCAAGATTGTGCTCTTCAATATCTGAAAACACACCTTTAGTCTCAGTGATAACCTGCTTAGAAAACCAGTCATAAACAGCTTGAAATTCTGGACGATCAAACTTATAGTACTTGAACAAACAGTCTTTGATTGCGATCTTGTCTCGCTTGGTTTGCATCATTACTTTCTTACCATCTTTGAACTTGTACAGCTTAACACCTGAATCCTCAAGCTTCATTTGAAAGTATTCAGCACCAATCTTTGTATCATCTGCATTAGTAAAGTCACGACCAAGCTTAATACTCAGATTATCCCTGAATTCAATTTGTGTAAGAGACTTCAGATAGAATGCAAGCGTACAGCGCACATCATGTAGGTTGTAGGTTTTTAGCTTATCGATTTCAGCATCGGTCAATTCAGCATCTACAGCATAAGGCAAGTCTTCAATGTTGTCCATACGCATGTTGAATTCCAGCATCTTTAGACCAGTGGCTTTCGCCTTGTTGTTAAAGTGATGAATGCGGTACAAGTCAACTTGTGGAATAATTTGTTCATCGGTTTTGATGCTGTGACCGAAACCGTTATCTTTGAAAGAGTCAATCTGCTTTTGTGCAAGCTTGTGTACAGCAGCAGCAACTTGCTTACCACTCTTAGATTCCCAAGACCTGCGGTTAGTCAATACCTCGTGCAGGATTGGATAGTCGAATCCCACGTTGTTAAAGCCTACCAAACGACCTGCAGTAGCTTCAATATGATCTACACAAGCGTAGATACGACCAAGTTCATTTGTGCGATCAGAAACCTCAAATACTCGTGCGAACTTACCATCTGCACGAATGACAGCAAACGTAAACGCTGATTTGTACGTTTCAATATCATAAATCCAGTCTCTTGTCAAATCCATTTGTACTTCTCCAATAAAGAAAACCTAGAGTCTATCACAACTCTAGGTCTACGTCAAGCTTAATTTTGGTTGTTCAACCAGTCATCTAAGTTATGCAAAGTATGCGTATCGTTATCATAGTAGACGTTACCAGCAGGTCCAGTCAATCCACAAATACGATTCTTACTAAGTACAACTTTGGTTGTATTGCGTTCGGTTGGGTCTTCTGCGTATTTATTTCGACTTAGCAAGATATTAGCTGAAGCTGACTTAATAATAGTAGAACTACCCTGAATTTCTTCTTCTGTGAATGCTCCACCTTGTGAAGAATTTTGTACTCCAGAAGCTGATTTACGAACGTGGTTAATAAAGATCAAAGTTACATTGTGACTCTTAATGATACCTTTGGACCATTTCATAAATAATGCTTGGTCTTCATTTGATAAACCATCAAGAATGTCCTGTAAAGGATCAAGCACAATGATTCTACAACCGCATGATACTACAAGTTCTTCTACTGTATCTTGAATCTCTTCGATTGTACCATCACGATTATCAAGTAGGTAAAAGCGATGCTGACCATCTTCATTGTAGAAAAGCTCGTTTGCTTTATCACGTACTTTGTCAGATTCCAGCAAATCTTTCTTTGCATTATCATCTTGAATTAACGATAGCTTACGACTCAAATGCCGACCTAATAAAGTCTCTCCATATTGACCTGAATCTAACTCCATAGAAACAATACCGATTTTATGCGGTGAATTGAAAATCCAGTGATAGATCATTTCATTAACGAAAGATGTTTTACCAAGACCAGTACCTGCAGCAATATTGATGATGTGACCCAATGGTAGACCACCAACAAGCATCTCATTCAGTGTATTCATGAATGGTGGAAACGGTACTTTCGCAACTGTAGCTTGAGCTAGAATCTTATCGTACAGTTCACCAGAACCAAGTACACCAACTGGTGTGTATCGCTTTGCTTCATAGAAGTTACGTACAAACTCTTCCTCTTTACCTTCTTCAAGATAAGTATTAGGGTCTTTGTATCGCATGTGCATAATCTTAACTTTACCCTTAGGTAGAGCCTTGACTACTTCTTCTGTTGCTTCTTTACCAGCTTTGTCATTGTCATAGCACACAATAATTTGATCGAAGGTGTCGAAGAAACGATATTGAGCAGCAATTTGTTTGTGTGAATTAGCACCTGTAGTAGGGCTAACAACAGCAGTTTCATAACCAGAACCACGATTCTTGTTATAATCCGAAAGCATTTGATAAGCAGATAACGCATCTAGTTCACCTTCTGTGATTAGAATATATTTTCCACCACGGTTAAATTTAAACTGCATGAACAATTCGCATTCAGCACCAGTGCGACCTTTGGAATAAAAGTTCTTTGGTACTTCACGGATTTTGTATCCTACAATCTGACCATCTTGAGTAGCTGGATAATATTGCTCTTCAACATCACCATCTTCATCATACGCATAACGTACACCAAAAGGCTTTGTGGTTTCATCTCTTAGTCCACGAAAACCTTTACCAGCAACACCAGTTATAGATTTGATATAATCATTCTCTTCCAGTGTCATAGCAGGTTTACCACTAGGTTTAATTTCCATACTCTTTTCTTCCTTTGTAATTGATGTTCTAACTCGTGTAGTCTTCTTGGAATTTTGTTCCTTGAATTCACTAGATGGTACAGTATGTTCACAGACAAAGCAATGCGAAGAATTTCCTTCATACACTGCTTTGCCATCTGAACTACCGCACTTTTCGCAATTGGTGTGCTTTACGAAATTTGCCAATTCTACTCCTTATTCATTTTTGATCAACCATTTATTTGAGATAGCCTTAAAACTACGATCATGAATACTGTTACTCTTGAATACAAGACCTTCACGTTCAGAAGCATTAAGTTCTGATTTACCTTCAGCTTGTGCAAGAATACCTGAAACACTTTCACCTACAAGCGAAATGTCTTCAGCAAGAATTGGTACATGCTTTAGACCCAAACGCTCACATGCAGCTTTAAGCTGGACTGGCAAGATATACTGTGCCGTATGAGTATTGTACATGTCATAGACGTAGAAGTCAAGCTGAGTTTTGTACTGATTACCTTGGATGCCTTCACCAATCATCTCACCTTGAATTGCCATACCCTTCATAAAATTACGGCGCATAATATCCTCAATTTGGAACTTACGTGCTACTTTCCAGAATGAATTTGCTTCATCTTCTTTCAAGTCAAGATTACGTGAGCATACATGGAATACGTCTTCATCGTCTAGATAGAACGTGCAAGATGAACCGTCAAGTTTTTCAGTAATAGACCAAGTATCTTCTTGGAATATACCATTGAATTCTTTTACAAGATTTTGTACACGCTCTTGGTCAGTCTTTGGTACTAACGTAGGGAAATTGCCTCGTGCCATACCAGCAAGTTGAGCATTCATTGGACGTTCCCATTTGATGATATTTAACCACTCAGTTACATCGTCACCTTCACTCAAGGATGACCAACAGCCTTGCTTTTCAACACATGAGGAAATAGGTAGCAATAAACCTTGTGAAATTTGACCACGTAGTTTAATTGTACGTAGACGTTCACCCTCTACACCTTCAAATACTTTTGGAAAGTGTCCAGCTTTGGTTAGAAATGGTGCAAGGGCTGTTGGAACCCACGAATCCGGTTCCGCATACACAACCAAATCGTTAATTTGGTACTTACCAACTGAGTCAACTACCCACCAGCCATCTACACGATAAGCACAAATTTTATCTGCACCTTCAATAGACTTTACTTCTGCAATTTTACGAATCGTTGCGAGTTTTCTTTCTGTCATTTGTTTCTCCTTTACATATCATCCTTATGTCGAATGCCGACCAGTACTGGAAAGCGAGGTAGATTATAACCTGTTCCAACGTCAAAGTACTTAACTTTTGCAAGTTGACCCATCAATGTTTCCCTGCGTTCCCACAAGTCTTCTCGAATTGCGTCAGTCATACCACTACCACAACTGAATGTATCGCCTTTAGAGGTGCGTAGAATCAACGATCCCATTGTGTCTAGGGCTACCATACCATCTTTAGCTGTAGAGCGTTCTGTGCGTCCTAGCTCATTAATCTTTGCAGCGTTAGTATTTGTGTACTTAGGCTCCCAACCAATGATTTCAAATTCGTTATCAACAAAGCGTTTGACCTTTTGTAGTTCTGGATTCTTAGTACCAGAGCGACCACGTTTATATTTAGCATCGGTATCACGAATCATAACACCTTCTGCACCTTGAGCCAGCATTTCCGCTTCAAATTCATCAAGCTGCTCATCACATGATATAGAATAGTGCGGTAATACTTCTACTCGCAATGGTAAACGATCATCACGATCCATATTAACCAAATGAGCGTAACGCTCCAACCAAGTAGATGTAGGATGAAAGCGGTCAAATACCCAAAAAGTAAAATCTGGTTCACCCTCAATACGCATAACTCCAGAAGTACTTTGATTAAATACATCAGGTGCGTTCTTATTACCAATGATTAGTTCACCATCTAGGCCATCCAGTAAACCACCTGTCCATTGGTTCTTAAAATAAGCTTGAATAAACTTGTTTGGAATTGGTTTAAGGCTACGTGAGTAAGCTACACCACCGAATACAATGCAGCGAATACCGTCAAGTTTTTCTGACATATAACGGTTTGTTGGTTGTGTTTTGACTTTAGTTTGCTCAATTGCAAGCTGCGGCTTAAAGCCTTCTGGAATTGTCATCAATGTTCTCCAATCTTAAAAATGCGATAACGTTTGTTGCCAAGCTTCAAGTATACACCAGCATAGTAGAAAAGTTTAGGACTTTGATAAATTAATTTAGGAATTGTCATCTTCATCATCCCATTCTTCAATGATCCGTTGAGCTTCTTCAAAACCTTCCCAATTATCTACGCCAGCAGCTTCAAGAGCATACAACCAACGATCTCGATTAAGTAGTTTGTCGTATTCTGCTTGTGGAATGGTTACAACTTTATCAGAACTATTCATTTAGTTTTCTCCTTGACTTTACCTTTAAGAGTATCAAGCTCTTCTGCAAGTTTATACTCAATAAGTTCCAATGTCTGTTTACCAATATTACTTTCCATAACTTTTTCACCAGTGTAAGCACCTGCCATCATCCACATTGTGCGTTCGCTTGGTAGCAACGTACCGATTGTACCACAAGCTAGAATCACAGCAATAGGCCATGAATAGAACTTACCTCTTTTATTCCAATAGTCGGCATTAGAAAGTAAATAACCTACTACGTATAAAACATAGAAAACACATGTACTAGCAAATATGAAACCTAGAAATTTTGAAATACTGCTAATAACACCAGCCATATAAATTAGAAAAACTAAGCTCATTGTTGTACCACCTGTAAAATCATGTTAATACCTTGAATAACCATCTGCTGCTCCATTGGATTCAACTGATGCCATGTACGTTTATCACCAAACTTTGCAGCTACTGCAGACCAAAATTTCTCTACATCTGATTGATTACTCATTGATATGCCTTTCTGTATAACCATCTAATTTTAACATAGGAAAAAGAGACTCTTTAAACTTGATTGCATTTTGTAGTGCAATTTCTTCTCCAAGAATACCTATGTTAAACGATTTTATAATAGTTTTTGTTTGTAATTTAACTAAAACTCTGTAGTAATGATTGTAATCACCACATCCGTTTGGAATTCTAACACGACTAATGGAAGGATATCCTGTTTTATTATTTATATTCTTTTTACGATTTCTGCCATTTATTAAATGGTCCACCAGTCTTAAATTTTCAATATTGTTATTAAAAGTATTACCATCAATATGATCTACAAGTTTATCAACTGGTATACCTTTATGTGCGAGACAGTAGACAATTCTTGCTGCTGTATACTCTTTATTTTTAAAACCAATAACCCAATAATTTTTAGACTTATAACCAGCAGTGTCATCTTTAAATCTATAATTGCTATGAGACTTACCTCTCATTCCACAATCTTGTAACCAACGCAATCCACTAGGACTTGTTGGATCAATATAAAACCACTGTGATATTTCAGAATATTCTAAACTTTTCATGGTAGTTTTACTCATTTAGTTTTCTCCTTTAAGTTACCATTTTCATCATAATATGGACGACCTTCATGAATAGCTAACAAAAGTTCTTGCACTCTATTAGCTAAATGCAAGTCTCGGTCTGAGACTACATATCCTGCATTATACAGTAAAGATTTGATTGCAGCCAGACGACTAACCGCATCTTCAAAATTATCTTTATAATGCATGGATGCGCTCCTTTCGATAATTCCATTCTTGGATCATCAAGTCCTCTACGTAAGTTCCCTTGATGTGCGTTTGAGTCTCAAGTATAGCAGCAATGTGATCATCTTCCATATCACACAAGTAAATATATTTTCCGTATGGTAGAAGTTCACCGTACTTACCGTAGGACTTCCACACAAAAGCTTCACGAATGGTTTCAAAAGGATCACTCAGGTATACATCCATTGGTGTTGCAGGTGTTGTATTTACGCTACGGCGTAAGTAATCGTTACCACCGTCTACTACGTAAGTTTCACCGGATACTTTATCCAAGTGCTCTTTATAGTCATATCGGTTATAGCTACGCAGGTAAGTACCATCTGGTGTCATAATAGCGTTGCAAATAATAGTTTCACTCTTCGCTTTCATCTTCACTCCATACTTCTATAATTTCAGGGTCATGTGCAGAGGCATCAAAGAATTGTAATGCATATTTGATAGCTTCAGCTTCATTGCACACATCGCATTCGATTTGTTCTTCAACTTGTATTGTTACGTAATATTTCATGTATTAATCTCCTTAAATAATTTCAGAACTTCTCTTACTGCAGGTACATACATGTCAGCTTTTTCACCCCATGACCAACCAGCATCAAGAAATATATCTTCGATTTGTTTGTCGGTTAGATCAACCCATTCTGAACGTTTTATACCAGCTTTATAGCCATTATCATAAGCTGTTTTAATAGCTTGTTTAACTTCATCAAGTGCATTTAAAGCTTCTTGTATTTTACTCATGTGTTTTTCTCCTTTAACCAACTTTCAATAAGTTCTGCCAGCATAACATCGGATTTTCCACCTTGAATTTCAAGAGATAGTTTTTGTTCATCTGTTAAACCAACCCATTGCTTTGCTTCCAACCGATCATTACGAGCACGTAACAAACGATTTTCTTGCTCTAATTCATCAATTTCATTCTGCATACGCTCTTCTGCTGTACTCATAGTTTCTCCATCTTAATGTTACGCAAACTTGAACTCTTACGCATTTGATGTAAGTGCCAGTTTGCACTTTTATCATCACAAGCGTAAGAACGATTTGAGATTGTACCATCGTTTTTAACTTCTTGCCATGTCAACCGAATATTTTTAATGTCTTTTGCTTTTAGCTTCATGATCCCATCCCTTCAGATGCAATTGGTTTGTACACTGTATTACGAGTGATGATTGTACCATCAAAAAGAACTTTTCTAACAACTGATGTTCTTACATCAAAGCAGTTACCTAGTGCTGGATGAGCGATCACATACTGTAGATGTGCTACAGGTTGCTTAGGATCACCATTCCAGTTAGAAAACTGCGGTACACCTATATAGTATACTACTGGTTTTTCTTGTTCTTTCTCTACGTAAGCAAGTTTCGGAATGCACCCATGTTGCATACAGTGCTGTACTGTTTCGCATTCATCGCAAATAACTCTATTCATAAAATACTCCTTTACTTTGTTGATTTCTTGCACTCATACCTGCATTGTACTACAGATTAACCCAATGTTAACCTAAGATCAACCTGAGTTCAACCTTGAGACTAACCCTTCAACTTAACCTTCGCTAACCCCCGTAACCCCCTTGATGACCTGAATTGTACCAACATCTGCAAGTCTTGTCAATACCCTAACGCAAAAATAATTTAAAAATATTTGTTGTGTTGTGCAAAAAGTTGTGCTACAGTAGAGCCTTCAATCAACAACCGAAAGGAACTGAAATGCTACTCAAGAATGAATTCTCACACATGATCAACCACCTTGGTCTAGAAGACGGTGAACTAGCTTTGGCTGAAATTGTATGGGAGAAAGCCGAACGAGCAATGCAAGGTAAACCAGTACAGGAAGCTGCACTTCTTAAAGAGCCGTATGTATTTACAGCAACAAAACGAGCAACTAATGAATTTACACGAGAAGAAGCTCAATTCATGACTGATCTTACACGAGACTTTCTTCGTACTGCACAATCAAACATGCGAGTTCTTCGTAACGAAATTCAAAGTGTTTGGCTACTGTGTGATCCAGATGACGAACGAACAGATCATTATTTCAATGAACTAAATACTTTGCGTAGTTATCAACGTAAAATTAATAGTTCACTACGCAAACTTGAAAGCATTCAACATAAACTGAAGAAACAACGCTGATGAAACTACGGAAACGCTACACTATTATTGCTACGTGCTTTGATCGTAAAGGTCGAGTACTTGGTTCTGGTACAAACAATTACAACAAGTCGCATCCATTGATGCAGCATTTTGCTGTAAAAGCTGGAGAGTCTAACGACAAGATTTATGTACATGCAGAACTAGCTGCTGTGCTACAATCTGGACGTAAAGATATCCATAGTATCTTAGTGCAGCGTTTCCATGAAAATGGTGATATGGCAGTTGCTAAACCATGTCCAACTTGTCAAGCTATGCTCAAAGGCTTTGGTGTTAAGCTTGTTCGTTATACATCTGAAGAAGGAATTCAAGAATATGAAATTTTATAATCCGTTTAAAGCGCACATTGTGCAATTTTCTAATGGTAAATATGCTATACGCAGGTGGAGTGTACTATCTTGGGAATATAAAGAACATACCACATATGGTAAGGAATCTGTTTATTGGTGGACCGCTATGGAGTATGTCAAAAAGTGGTGCATGGTAGATACACTTGAAGAAGCGAAAGCTTTACGTGATAAACGTAAGATTAAAGTTAAGAAAGTACAGGTGATTCATGGCTAATCAGAAAGACCTTGATGAAACTTACATGGGTACTGCTATACTACATAGCAAACTATCTAAGGCACGTAGAGCACAGGTAGGAGCCATTCTAGTAACTAGACAGGGTGTTACCCTCAGTGGCTTTAACGGGACCGCTGCAGGTCGCCCTAACGATTGTGAAGTATTTCAAACAGTGCATGACAATGGACCTATTTACGTTACTAAACCAGAAGTTATCCACGCTGAACTCAACTGCATTATGAAAGCTGCTCGTGAAGGTGTAAGCTGTGTAGACGCTACAGTTTATGTTACACTAGCACCTTGTGTACAGTGCGCTGCTATGATGCTACAAGCTGGAGTTAAGCGTGTTGTATATCTGCAACAGTACAGAGATGATTCTGGTGTAAAGCTACTGCAGGAATCAAATGTAATGGTACAATTGTACGATCAACTTTAAGGAGAAATAGACATGGCATTGAAAGATCAAAAAGACGTATTGATTGCTTGGATCAATGGTGAGACTCTGCAAGTTAAAAATTCAAATGGTACTTGGAGTGATTGCCTTCCATTTTCTACATTAGATACTTTACGTCTTAATGAATTTACATACCGCATCAAACCAAAAGAAATTGTAACTACTACGCATATTAAACCTGATTCATATAACAAAGGACTTCATGTCACTTATTCTGGAAAAGTTTACCCTCACAATCTTCGTCTAACGTGGGCAGAAGATGGTGAAACACTATTGAAAGCAGAGGTTATCTGATGAAAACATATAAAACAACAGTAGTTGTAGAGTCAGAAGTAGAAATTCGTATTAATCCAAATGTAGATACTGCAGAATTAATCAAAGAATTTAGCGAATGCATCTTTGGGGTAGACAGCATTGAAGAACTTGTGGAGTTTGCGTCTGCTTGTATTGCAAGAGATGAACGTAATTTTATTGAAGGT